CGAGAGCTGCTTGAGACATAAGGGGAGCCGCTTCGGGGTCGCGCCAACGATCCCCGAGGCGTTGAAGGCGAACCTTCTTTTGCTGTGCTTCGGTTTGTAAACTCTCGAGGCATTGATGCCGCTTTGCGGCGTTCACGTCCTGGGGTGGAGGTTCTGCAAAACCTCCGGCCCCAGGGGGTCGTGGTAGAGCGAAAGCGGGCGGCGAGGGTCGCCTATTATGAAAAAGACTATTCTCACCGATGCCCTGGGGAGTTGCGCCTCCCTCAAGGGCCTTGTTTCCGCAATTCTTAGAACCGATGCCTATATTCGGTGGAAGCTCGTCTCCGCCTCTTGCGAGGGAGAGAGCTGCCGCGCCGAGTTCGTCTCCCCTGCCGGGGAGCCGGGCCTCGTGTTCTGCCTCACCGCCGAGAGCGGGCCTCCTGGGTTCCGTTCTCATATTTCGATCCGCCGTCCCGATGACGTGGACGCCTTAAATAAATTGAGCGTGTAAAGGGGGTGAAAGACCCTCGCCGCTCGCTTTTACTCTACCGCTGCCTCCTTTTCTCTTTCTTTTTGGGTGGTGGTGTGCTATGCTGTCTTTGCTTAATTTTTTAATCTAATGTCATTATAGTAGCCTATTCACTATTTGTCAATAGGAAAATAGCCTATCCACTAAGAAAAAGGAGTTTATTCACTATGTCCATCTTTGAACGAGTTCACGAACTCATAAAAGAGCAAGGCTTGAATGTCAAGCAACTTGAGCGGGAATGTGGCCTCGCAAACGCTACTATTCGCCGCTGGGAAACGCAAACCCCCAATATTGAAAGCGTTCGTAAAGTAGCTCATAGGCTAAATGTAACTATCGACTATCTTGTAAACGGGGGTAGCCCAAACGCCCCCGCCGCGCCGAGCTGCGACGGCGTCCCGCTGTCCTCGATGGAGGCCGACCTCGTTGCCATGTTCCGGCTTTTGCCCGAGGAGGCAAAGAAGGAGATCTTCGACTTGACGCACTTCAAATACACGCGCCTCGGCGACGGGGAAAAAGAGTCTATCTTCTGGACATATTTCGACGGGAGCGACGACGAAAAAAGCGGCCCCGCCGAGAGCCGTGAAGCTCGCGACGGAACCGCCTGATTTTTTGCCCCGCTATGATTAAAAAATAAATCAAAAGTCTGTAGAATTGCAAAGGAGGCCGGGAGAGCGCCCCGACCCCTGGAAAACCCGCATATTCCGGGCAATTCTACAATTCTACACGGGTTTGGGGGAAATGTAGAATTGCGAGCGGGCGTTTTGCCCCTGGTTCCGCTCTGTTGCCGCCCCGGGAGTAACGCCCCGTTTAACGGCTCGTAACGCGCCCGCCCCGCCGATCTGCGCCGCCGAACCCCTGTTTTTGCCCCCTGCTGTTAATTCCTGCACGGTTTAACGCCCTGTTTGCACGCTTCGCCCGCTTGCCTTCCGGGGCCTCGTCTGCTATACTATCCTCAAGGGCCGCGAAGCCCGTCCTCTTTGTCTGCTGCTGTGACTTCCGGGACGGGCCGAGCGGCCCTCTTTTTGCCCTCAAATGCCCTTGTTTCAAGGGTTTCGCCCCGTTACTGGTACAATATGCCCCAGCCGCGCCGCCGCCGTTGTGGGGCCTTCCAGGGCTCCCCAGGGCATGAAAAAAAGGACGCCGACCGCGTCGACGCCCTCGTCTCAAGTTGTCTGATAAAGCCGGGCCGGATCAATGCCCTGTCCCGGGTGAAAATGCCCTGTTTCCCGCATAAACAGCGGGTTTTCTCGCCGTCTCCCGTCCTGTCCCGCCTTATCCCGTCTTTCTCAAATACGTTGTCCCCGTACATTTTCCCTCCACAGAATTTAGGTTTTATTGTTTTCATAAAGTTTTAACATGATTTCTAGCGAAATAGAATCCAGACTACCATGTTGAACCAAATTAAGCGCCATGTAAAAATTCCTTCGAATATTAAAGTCCACTACGTCCTTTATCTCACCGCCTTTTTGAGCGTGATACAAAATATTATTTAACTTAAACAGTTCCTGATAACTTAACTTGACAACGACATCACCATCTCTCCCTTTTGGATTTTCATTTCCATTAAAACTCAGAATATTCATAGTTACACCTCCAGTCGAATATCTAAGTCTTTAAAATCAACCACTTCTGATTCACCATCATACTCAACATCTACATTCGATAAATATGTTTTGTACATCTTTTCACGACGTATAGCAGCTTCCATGCTCGGATGTCGAATATCATAAAGCAACTGTTTAAGTCCTTCATCCGTCAAATTATACTCTTCTTGCAACATACTCATATCCACACCTCTCAATCAAAACACAAACGGATTATTATTCACTGTTATTATCAGTGCTACATTCAAAACAAACATCATAAATGCAGTCATTCTTTATCACCTCAATCTCTGAATTCAATATCTACGACAATGTTTTCTGGCTCTGTCATATACATTCGTGCCAGCCGTTCTACCATTAACTCTCTATCTCCTAATTTGCTTTCTCGTAAAATATACGAAGCAACTCGCTTACCTCTGTACAAAAATACAGCCCAAGCACTTCTTCTCAAAGGATTTGAAATAAAAGTCATTCCATCGCTTCCTCCAGAGAAGTAGTCACATCACCAAAATCAAAATCCAGAGCACCAATCATATCCTCCAGAGCATCCACAGCATCAGACAGATTCGTGCAAGCATAATCTGCTTTATCGTACCGCTCACTCCCCTGCAGATTCTCCGGCATGTAATCACGATACTCTTCTTCTTCCCACTGAATGCTCTCGACATCTGATTTTACACTTTCAACCTCTGACACAAGCTCATCCAGCTTCTTACGGATGGAATCAAAACGGTTAATGGTCTGCTTAATAGCTTTTCTACGAGTGCTATTCATTTTCAAATCTCCTTTCAATCTACAATGCCAAGCTTGCAAATGTTTTTCGGATCAGTAATGTAGCCAAATGTCAATGTATTACGAAGATACCCCTTGTACTCAAATCCACGGTCACGAGCCGCCAGACGGCACACATCTCGAATCGCAGATTCTCTCGGCCAAGAGATGCCAGCCAGCTGATACTTCCACTGAAGATCTCTCAGCTTCTGCCACTCAATCACAGGTTTCTTCTCATCCTCGAAACACAAACCATTCTTGACTGCGTATTCAAGAGCGTTACACCGCTTATTCTCCTCTGATGTACAAGTGCCCCATTCGTTTTCGAGACGGCGATGCGCTCTATCAAACGGCGCTTGCTTTACTGCGTCAATACCAAACGCTGCGCCAAGCAAACCCAAACCAAGTAACAATCCCATAATTCAAACCTCCATTCATGCTGTTTCTAGCTCTCTTTTAACTAGTTGACGACGTTTCGTTGCATTTTTTAACCAATCATTTCCACTGGAAGCTTGTCTATCCACTCTCGTATTGCGACCACTCCCTATCGGACACGCCCGGCGGTAATCATCAGCAGTTTTACAACCAAGTGATTCAGCTTCGTCCAGTGCTTTTCTCACATAAGCCCATGTACTACCACCAAGATCAGAACACTTTCCAATCACAGCAAGCACAAGATCATCGCCCATGCGTTCAACATATTCTGCCAAAGCTTTTTGACCAGTAGCACCAAGCTTCCCGATATTCTCTCGGAAAACATCCTCGATAGGTTTCGTCGTTGTCGTCTCATCACAAGACGAAGACGATATCTTATCTTTTTCTTTTTCTTTCTCTTTTTCTAGCTTTGTTTTGCTTGCGTTTGCTTCGTTCTGCTTACGCTTGCTTGATGAGCCACCAGCTTTACCAGAAATTCTCTTACCTTCGATGTATTCGGCATCTTTATCCAAATCTCTCTTCACAGCAGGCCACACATACCGCTCATTTCCGTTGAGTTCAGGCTCCGTTCCAGACGATTTATATTTCATCATTGCCAGTACCAGACGCCCCACCTCGGCAGCACTAAGGGGTTCAAAGTAGCTCTCGTAAGTATCCCAGATTTTAATATAAGTATCAGCCATCATACACCTCAAGAATTCTCACTATGAGTATTCACACCATAATTGATTCCAGAGTAATATCTCTCATCCACTTCTGAATCAAGACCAATATAATGAAGAGTGATTGCCTGACTACTATGATTCAAAGCGTGCTGAAGCCAGGCCAGAGCCATAACATCATCACGGTGCTGTACCATAAACTGATAGCCGAATGTCTTACGGCAACTATGTGTTCCAAGATTATATGGAAGGGCCATATCCTTTTGAACCTTTTTCATAATTCGTCCAAAACTATCCACATCAAGCGGCTCCCCGGATACCTTTGGATTTGCCTCGTGTGTATACATAATTCCAGTCTTTTTACTAATTGATGTCCCACCTGTGCTCCTCAGTGAATTGCGAGAGCTGCCTTTACATGACGGGAAAAGCCAATCGTCATAATGGAGCTTAACTTTATTGATATAAGTAGAAATCACTTCCAAAGCAGATTCTGGAAGAAAAACAATACGGTATTTTCCAGTCTTCTTTTCCTTCATTCGTATTTTTGCATTTGCATTTACTTGCAACTTTCCATTTACCCTCTGCGTTGTAACATCTGAAACCTTAAAACGAAGCAAATCGCTTGCACGAAAACCAGTACATACACCAACATTAAACAAACACCAATCACGGTACATCCCACGATTCCAAAAATATTCCGAAATTCGTTTAATATCCTCTACATCTTTAATAGGCTGCACCGTTCCATTACAAGCTTCCTTGCGTTTGATATTATAGTTCTTCGCCTGGTTATGTTTCACTTTGGGAGCAGGATCAACCTTTTGCGGATTAAACTCAACTGCGTTATTTTCGTTCTTTTCAGGTACTGCGTTCATATTTGCGTCTCCTTTAGATTCCATATTTTAAACAATACTTGCCATAGGACAGTCCTTCTGCATCTGCCATTTTTGCAATTTCAATAAATGTCGGTTTATGTTTCTTTTTATTTTTACATCTAATATCCTTTTCTCTATCCACAATCTTTCTACAATTATCGCAATAAAGCTTTCCACACTTTGGCCCATACCACGTGATACCACATCGTTTACATGTTATATTTCCATATTTCATCATGTTCTTATACCTCAAATTCATCAATCTTCCAGTGGTGACGATAATAATTTTCACCACTACAAACAACAGATGCTTCCGCAGCTTCGCACCATGTTTCATCATCACTCACCGGTTGTAAATCATTCTTGCTTTCATTAAACAGGAATACTATTTTATCAATTGCTTTGATTCTATCCTTTGTGACCATAATCACATTATCTTCTGCGTAAAAATCGCTAGAATCAATACATTCGTGCAAAACATAAACCTTCATTTTTATGTACCTCAATTCTTTTCAAATTACTCCTTCATCAGCTGCTTTACAGTTTTCTTAAATAACGCGAGGTTCTTTTCGTTTTCAATAAACACCTTAGTCTTCGGATTCGGTGCTTTACCGTGAGCTTTTTCATAAGCAATAAACAAATTATTCATCTTCTTATAACCAATATGCTCGTAAATCAGAGTGTAAGTGTGCTTGTATTGCGGCTTATCATTAAGCTTTTCTGCCAAAGGTAACAGAATCGGGATAAGAATCTTCGCCGTTTCGCTCTGTTTCTTGGGCTTTTCTTCCGCAACCGGCTCAGACTTAACTTCATTAACTTCCACCTCAATCACAGGAGCATCACAGACAGCCACTTCAGGAGCTGCTTCAATAGTTTTCGCTTCAGGCAAAGCTTTCCGTTCAGTAGCTTCTTCCTTCTTCTTATTGATCGCTTCTGTATACAGATCCTCAACCAGAGCACCAAAGATAGACTTATACATTGTGCTTGCTTCGACCACATCAATCGTAGGAATGTAACCAGTACGACCAGTTCTTGCGCAATACTTTTTACGCTCTTCCTCGATAACGAAGGTATAAACACTATTCATGTATTCGTAAACATCACGAAACACATCTTGAACCTTCATCTCATTGATTTCCGCAATCACATTGATACGTTCATACATCTTCTTACGCCAGTCACTCACCACATCCTTACGAGGAGTAAAGTTTCTAGTAGAACGAATCGCATCATCCATCTGCTTGTCCTTAATCTGATGGACACACTGAGATACGCTACTAATCACATTCAGTGCTTCATTGCTAGTAGCACGAGCTTCCTCAATCTGTTCACTAAGATTTTTACGGGTGGAATCGAGTTCACTCTGAAGATTCTTCATACTATCAAACAGAGCGTGAAGTCTTACATCAATAAACTCCTTGCTCAATGCAGCATCCATTTTAGGAGTAGCCAGAACAGAATCACCACGCATTAGAGATTCCATAATATCCCAGCAGAAATCCATAAACGCATCTGCCTTCGGCTGACGAGACAGACGACAGATTTCCATAACACCACGCAAACTGTAACAAATAATTTCACGCTCTTTCGTGATTCCACCTTCAACTGTCGTCAAATTGACGACAGTTGATAAGGAGTCAAGACGGTCTGCATTACGCTCATGAATCTTTGCAATATATTTCCGAGGTTCTTTACATTCCAGTGCTCGCCCAATCTGTTCACGGGTCATATAATACTGATGTTTATCATTCTGGTACACATCCACATTCAGTGCACCAAAGGGCTTAGAGGTTATAACGGTCATAGGATTGTTAGTAGCCATTTTGTTTTACTCCTTTTTCATTCATTTAATAACGTATGTACGTTGTTATTTTGTTACTGATTTTTCATAGAAGAACTGTTTTATCAAGCCGTTTCTTTTTCCATGTACTTCAGAGCGTTGGCAAGATATCTGAATTCTTTACTCTTGTGCATTCCATCAAACCATTGAGCAACATACCAGTTACCAAGACAATCACATCGACACTTCAATTTGCCAAACCTGAACTCCGGTCGTACCGTTGGCATCTTACTCAGCCTATTCCACAGGTTCAAAGCCTCTTCCCTGCTCATTGGAAATGATATCCAAGGCTTGTGACCATCTGTAAATTCAAGTTTTAAAACCATATCGTCACCTCAAAACTGATACTTCCAGAACAACTTTGCATTACCGGTGATAGTCTGCAAATAGCTGATATATTCATTAAAGGAGCATACGCCCTTCATTTTCATCTTACGTGCTCCCACAGCTCGTGCAGCCACCTTCGGATCATAATCAACAGCGTCAATAAATGCACTGTCAATCATCTTCTGCTCAAACATTTTGATTTCGTTAGTATCCATTTTTAAATCTCCTTAATCACCAATGCGTATTCACCGATTCGGTTTACAAACTCTCTGCCGTATGTCTTGTACAGTTCATACATACAGCCCAAATCACTCCCACGAAACACTCCAACAATTTCAATTCCCTGATTGTAAAGCAGTTTTGCCAAGCGAGTAGCCACATAATGCGAATCCTTATTTGTTGCAGCCAAATAAAGATCATCCATTTCTTCTGTAATAACATCGCTCGCATCAATAGCTTCAATAAACTCACCATCACTGTCGTAAAATTTTAAATATTCTTCTTCGTTGCAGTTATTTGCTTTAAAGAGCCCATAGTCGTTTTCGATTTCAAGTTTGATTTTCATTTTAATTCTCCTTACTCAAAATCCCACCATGCGTTAATAGACGTATTCGGAACATAAACCTCAAGCATATGATGGCCGTCACGAATCCATTCAGGTTCATAGCCTTCATCTCGCAGTTCTTTCATCAGGCTCTCGAAATCATTATTAACAGACTCTACCGCAGCTTCCATTGTTTTGTGTTCTACACGGTAAGGCCCATTACACATCGTATCATCATAAACAACCGTAATCATTTTTTAAAACCTCGATTTTATTAAAGTTTAATGCCTAACATATCGAAAAGACATTTAATAGTTCTAATCATATCATCAATATTGTTCACGGTATCGCCCCATGCACCACCACAAAGTCTTTCATTAAGTTCTTTGTCGTATGCTTCGCAAACGTGCCACCATTTGTTGTCGTCATATTCGTAATGGATATCAACATCGATATCGGGATATTTACCCACATGATATGTAACCTGCTGCTTATCATTAAAATCATCAGGTTTTTTCCCAACACCGTCCCAACCTGACGGGTTCATTGTACTGACGAAATCTTCTGCAATCTCACGTGCCGTCATAAGTTAATGTCCTCCAAAATAAAAGCTTTTTCTGAATCAAAAGGTTTTAGTAACTCATATTTGTTGGTTTCTTTATTAAAAATCCCAACTCTCACACCTTCTCTTAACCAATATGAAAGTGTATCAAGAGCTTCCTTAACTTCATCCACTGAATGATCCCATCCGCAATTTTGGATAATCATAACTCTCACTCCCTTAATTCCTCATTATATTATTATCTTATCTTCATTAAGTGTTTCGGTTTCATACGTTGCATAGACAAGCTCTGTCGGCTTGCTGTAACACGTTTTCATCCAGTCAAGTTCTGCATCACGCAGCTCTTTTGTGGGATAGACTTCATGCCCTCTATATGTATCGCCGTACATAAAGTGTCTGACAGAGTATTCAAGATGGTAATACATTATCGTTTTTTCAACTCCTCACACACTTTTGCAATGATAGCCAAACCTGTACGCCGAAAATCTGCATTGTAAGGATTTTGTGCTTGAACATCTAAATGGTACAGCAAATTTTCCAAATCAGAGCTATATTCAACGCCTGCTGTTTTACAAAGGACCTCGGCCATCGCTTGAGTGTCATATTTCATAATAAAACTCTCCTTTTACATTTTGTTAGAAATATCAAATGCTTTCCATCTGAAACTAAATTCATCCGTCCAAACCTGTGCTTCGAGTTCGTCACTATCATAATAAGCCAGAACATTAGGAAGGTCAGAATACATTGCATAGCATTTTTTCGAATCATCCACGATATATTTCATAGCTTCTTTTTCGTTTTGAAAAAACTCAGGCTCAAAAATTTCACCTTCAGAACCACATTCGATAACACACCACATATTTACACCTCACTAAAATTTGCATTAAAAAGAATCTCATTACCATATTCAGTAAGAGTATCCTTGAACCAATTTTCATTCTTTTCCCACCACAATTCAGCCTGCTGCTGGCTCAATACAATACCCTTTCTTTTCGCTGTATCAATAACGTCATCGATGCACCAACGAGTTTCAGCATAATAATATCGAGCATCGCAATCATCTTCGTCAAATGCTTCCATCTCTGTAAGTTCGGTGGATGGATGCTGCCAATCACAATTGTAAAACACTCGTTTTGCCTTTTTTTCATCACCTTCACAGATATCAATAATATCCTGTGCAGTGTAAAAGTTCGTATATGCGTCTGCAAGTTCTTGCAAAGTCATTTTATGGTCATAGGCAACACCATTCATATCGAGATCAGGAATATAAATAACGCTGTTATAACAGTCCTCTTCAGGAAAGCAATCCGCTTTAAATATCGTACACTCTTGCCCATCACTCATATCAAGCAATTCATCAAGAATAGCGCCGTTCTTCAGGAGATTATAAAGTTCGTCTTTTGTGTAAGTTTTCATGATATTTTCCTCTTAAATTTTACACACTCACATTCTCGTAAACCCAGCCAACGCCTTTACTATGGAACTCATCTACCCAATGAAACCATTCATCCTGTGCGAAATTGCCAACTGGAAAGCCTCTCCACTTCTGATCAAGAACTAATTCTCCACGTTCGTTTTCAACCCATGCAAAATCAGTGTTCTCCTTCCAAAGACGTTCAACAAATTTGTCGCAATCATCTTTATTTTCTCTTAGTTTTAACATCCATTGTGCAGTAAGATATGTACTATCAAAAGACTCTGCGACAGCACATGGACAGTTTTTACAAGATTTCTCAATGCATGACCAACAAGGCCCACCGTTGTAACTCATACTTTAAACCTCATAACTTTCTTCCAGACAATCAATCAAATCTGCTACATACTCACCGATCTGATCGCAATCTACATTTTTGTATTCAGCACCAGAATTTCCATTATCACTGATATAGACGTTAAACAAACCACTTCCAACACGTTCAATATCAATGTCAATATTCATTTTCATACATTCGCACCTCATAAAAGATATTTTCGTCCGAAGATTCAAATAATATTATATTTTACAAACCAAATATTCAACTCATCTTCCGACATCGAATCGATTGCAATATCCACTCGGCGTTCAATAACATCATCATCCTCGTCTTCGTTCAGTTTGTAGCCAATAAAGTTTTCAATAGTATCAAGCCCATCCATAAAAAGCTCACGCTTCAGATACTTGATTCTTTCCATCATATTGTTGTCCATAATATTTTTCTCCTAAATTTCAACATTTATCAAAGTTATAAGTGACCGTTACAACCTTCTCTGCATCACCAATACGGCACCGATCTTCCTTCAATGCCTTTTCAAGACCACAAGCAGCGCTGTACACAATACCGTTTTCAAGTACATCGGAACCGATAAATCCAAATGCTCTGTCAATCTCCTTCCATTCTCCGTGATCTTCTCGATAAAGCGTATAGCCATAATTCTCACCGGAAAGATAATCGCTGTAAATCTCAACCTCATCACGCATGATTCGCTCTTCTTTATTTTTGGTATTATCCGAACCATCCGTAATAGCGGTTACAATCCAACCAACCTTGCTGTCGTCCCATGAACCTCTGAACCGTGTATCACAATCCATAGACAGACCAGAATGGTCATGCAACCAAAGAGGAAGCCATGCAATGTGTTTATCAAGAAGAATCTGACAATCACGAATAGAAAAATCACCACGAGCATACGTCGCAATTTCATTGTATTTCAAATTGGTATACCAAGGATTGGCTTGATCTTCACGACAACAAATCGCATAACGAGTTTCTTCAATACTACTGTTATCGTTGTCAATAACCACACAGGATTCTTCTAGTTTTATGTCAATCAAGGCATTGATAATTTCTTCATCGGAGCAATACTTGCAAACCAGGTTATTCCAAAACTCTTCCGGTGTTTTCGCATCAATCTTATCACCCAGATTGTATCGAGAATGAAAACAAGCCATTACAGAATCATGGTCATCCCACCAGCGAGGATTATTGTCTGCAACGTCATCGTGCTGAATATGTAAGCAGTACAGATCGTCGCCGTAAGTCCACTTTATGATTTCATTATCATAGCAATACAGTTTTTCCATATCTAAAATCTCCCTTTTATAAAATGATTCCGTAATCCTTCATTTTTTCGATTGTTTCGATAGATTTTTTTATTCCTGTTGCTTTGCCATAATACCATATCGTTCTCTCTTCATTGCCTTCTTTTTGTGCTTTATAAGCGGTATTCTGCCAATAAGAATATTCATCTTTTAACGCATTGATAATCTTTTCAGTGTCGCTCATATCCATTCACCTCTTATGCGCTTGCCTTTTCTTCAAAAGCGTACCAATCAGACCAAATCTTATCGACCTCTCCGTTCTTAAAACCGTTCTTATAATCGGTGAACTCAACATAATAGTTGCTTGTCCACTCATTCAGGTAGTGTTCATAGATAGCTGCAACTCCACGCTTTGTCTCAACGACAAAACTATCAACCAAAACACCTTCAACGTAAGCACCAGTGTGTTGTGCTTTATTCTGGTGCATCCAACGGTCAAGAGCACCTGCGTTAAGATAAAACCGTGTCATAATTTATTCTCCTTTACTCTGCAATCATCATAGCAAGAACCGGCTCACCGGAATCCTTCAACTGAAGTTCCAGAATATCGCCATCATCCACGATTTCACACTTGCTTAGATAATCCTGAAGAAAGAACATCTGACATTCCTGCCAAAAGATTTCTTTCGGATCTTCATTCTCTCCTACGAATACATTCTTGTGATGAAAAGATTCATTCCAAACCCAACCTTCACCATCAAAACAAGCGTGAACTTCCCTCAGATCCCACATAATCAGCCCTCCCCAAAAATATGACGCTTGTTAAGGTCATCACGGATAATATCCTCAATTTTATTTTTGGTGTTATCATCAAGTTCTCCGTAAGGAGCATTATTAAGATAATAGAAGTGAATTTCATCTCCAAGATCCTTGTACATGACACTCACATAAAATCCAGCTGAAATTCCATTCAGTAAAGCATATCCAATACCATATACTTCTGAATAATTGTTACCCATTAAATCCCACATAGTTAATCCTTCCAAAAGTTGAGTTTCTTTTTGATTGTCATCTCAATTTCGTCTTTATCACCGTCAGATAGAATCTTATTATCGTACTCGGAATAGCAAAACATAACGCTACGGCCATTATATTTATACATAACCATTGCTGTTTTTAATTGTTTGTCACGAAAAAAGGTTGCGCACCCAATTCCATATTTTTTAGAATATTCATTTTCAACTAAATCCCACATTTTATACTCCTCTTGTTATTCTCTGAATGCGTTTATCTTCCATCTTTTCATATAGTCAACTGCGTCAATGGCTTCTTTTTTAGTGGACACATGACAACACTCATCCCAGCATCCTATAGCATCATTAAAATAAAGTAGTGTGTAACGAGCATCGAATTCATTACGACGGAAATCATTTAAATGAAACTTGACTCCATACTTTTCAAAGTCACGTTTTATCATTTTATCACCTCAAAATCCCCTTGAGCATCTTTACCATACCTTCGTAATCTTTATCATCTGCACCAAGCATACGAACTGTCATATCAAAATCAACTGTCTGACAATCACTGAAATCGTATTGTTCAATATCGTTGCTACAAGTGTCAGGGTAATGTTCTTCGAGCCTGTCTTTCGTACCACAGTCACAGAAGGTTCCAGAATAATAATCACTGGCCGACTCACCTGTTTTCATGTACACACGGATACCATCTGTGACAATCACTTTAGCGAACCGCTTCATATCTTCTGGCGTAAAGGTCTTATCCATGACATCATACGAATAGACCATGTAACAAGTTTTATCAGGCTCGTAAATATCCTGTTCCTTATCTGCTCCAAACGCTCTAGCGTATCCACCAGCCCATCCACCGCAGAACACAAGAATTTCTTTCCCTGCTTCGATAGCTGCCATATATTCCTCTTCAGGAATCGCTACAATTCTTCCGTTAGGAAAAATAAAACCTTCAAATTCTCTCATTTTATTACCTCATTTGCTCTTTTGAAATCTATTATAGAAAGATTTTTCTAGTTCCCAGAGAAATTTTTTCTGCGCCGTAATTTTGTTAATAACTCTTTCTTTATGGTTGTTTAATTCGGGTTTCCCATTTGTCATTTCAATGGTAGTGTCGATACGATGATTTAACGTATCTTCCCATTCATCGAAAAAATCCATTATATTATTGAAAATATTCTCGTCCATATTAAACACCCATTCCTTTATAGCCCATCATATGTAAACCTTTATGCTTCTTACGACGCATATCATAATAGATTGCTACCGTATTTTTCGGCATATTGTTTCTGAAATACTTTTCTTTGTATTCGCACAGCTTTTTATACTCATCACTTTCACGATGGGCTTTTAACTTTTCGCAATGGTCGTGGCAACCAGGATAACGCTCCGGTGCTACACAATAACGGCAAGGATCAGTCATCGTTGCTCTCCTTTCTACCTGCGGCGTCAAACATCTCTATGATACGTGCTACCCAATCATCATTTTCTGATACATTACAATCAAATTTATCCTCGAATCGTTCTGCTAATTCGTCAGCAAAATCCATAATCTCATCGTGAGAATAACCGTATTCTTCCTCAATCCAATCAGCATTGCCATCAAGCTGATTCTCTGCATCTTCAATACGATACTGATGCTCTTTGTAACGGTACGCTGCTTCAATCTGTTCAGGTGTCATTTCCCAAGACTTACCATTCCAGCTAGTAACAACAATCTTATTTTCGCTATTCATATTGCAAACTCCTCAATCTGTACTAATATCGCCATCTTCAAATCGAATAGCGGCCACATAATCGTCGCTACCTTTCTTAAATCCAACTGTTTGAATGTTTTCAAACGCCGAATTATATTCTGTCATTGATACTAAATCGTCCCAGCTTGCATATTTTCCGTCTTTTGAAAAGAAAACACCAACACCAGGATATTCATCAGCACCACCCGTAGGAACACACACGAGATATCCGTTTGGAATTTTAACTTTCATGTCATTTTCGGTGATTGAAATCATATTGCAAGCTCCTTTTCTCTTGTAAACTTAATCACCAACGCATTCACGTTGGCCACTTCAATCGTGCTTGCTCTTGCATCCTCATGGTTACCAGCTCTAAGGAATGAAACACTCTGATCCATCAACTTGCGCCGATAAGAAGAAAGAGCTGCGAGAATAATATTCTTTTCAATGTTGGTCATGTTCTTTTTCCTCCTGCTCACGTTCCTTGTGAAATATTCGCACTTCTTCCCAAAAATCAAACGGACTAGAATTGTGATGAACAAGCTCCATGTATTCTTTTCTACTGTTAAGATGGTTTGTGTTAGTATCCATTTCTATCACCTCAATTTTCATCGCTCAGGTTCTGGCAAAAACTTAAATAAAAATCAATGTCGAAATCCTCCACAGTGCCATCAGGAGAAAAATCATAGAGCACATCTGCAACCGCTTCGTGTTTATAAAGAGCATCTACAATCTCGTCACGGAATGCCGTAACCCAGTTTTTTGTTACATTGAATTTTCTGGTGATCTCGTAAATATAGATGATCCAATTACCTTCTGTGGTGCTTCTTGTTCCACTTTCGACCATCCAGTCAGAAATACTGTTAATCATCCAATCGGTAACTTGTTTTACAGTTTCGCTAGTATACATTTTCTATTACCTCAATCAAAACTGAACCACTTCATGTTTTGCCTTTTCCAGCATCTCTTTCTCTTGTTCTTCAAGACGCTCAACCTCGCACAAAACATCACGAATGCCAAAGATAATCAAATCACGATCTCGTTCACGTTCTGCTCTATGTACTGGATTGTTTTTACAAGATCCTTCGCACAAGTTATTTTCTCTTGCAATCAAATTATCAATCGCATACTTCAAAACACGCTTATCTTTTTCAGTCATATTTATCACCTCAATCATTGTAAAATATCTGTTTTAGCAGTTTTTGAAATCCAAATCTCTTACAAAATTCACAATAGGGTCTCGGAAAACAACGCTCTTAATACAAAGAGACTCCAAATCATACTGACCTTTACAATTTCCGTAAAAGATAAGTCCATGACCGATTTCATCAAACCATTTTTGAGCCTTATCAATAGAATAAAAGTGCTGTGCGCCATCAACGGATTCAGTAAAAAATGTGTACCCACACTCACCAAATTGAACATACTCCCAACGATTAAGAGTGTTTCCTTCGTAGTCGAATAAATGCTTTACGGCAATAACATATACAGTTTTCATATTTTCATCTCCTATAAAAGCATGATTTTAAGCCGTTTTGTAATTCGCACAGTTATTCAAAAACCGCAACACTTCATCTGGTGAAAGATACCCAGCAACATCATCACAGGTGTCGTAGAGCTTATTTGTAACCCATTCGCCACTTTCATCCCATGCGGCCACTTCTGCTGTATTAGAACTTGCTTCTTTTGAGAAAGAGAAGTCTTTGCTAAAATGGTTATCGCAGTAATTTCCAGTTCCCCACTGGACGCTTGCAGTAATACCATTCGCAAAAGTCATATTGAATCCTTTATTTAAGGTCGAATTAAATTTCTTCATGTCAAACACTCCTTTTAATGCCAAAAATCGTATCCACCAATCCAGATAGACAAATTATAAATATAATCACCACAACGAACACATTTGTCATGTTTTCCCCAAAGTCCAGCTTTCTTCATTCCACGAACGCTACCCGTATAATGAATTGATGGATGTGCGTCCCTTGAAAACTTTTTTGCACTCAAATATTTCATATCAAATACTCCTTTTAATGTTTTCATGCTTTCGCATTCTGGTAGCGGTTATGTCTGCCCTAGTACCGCCAATCACCTAGCATAATAACGTATTATTTTAATTTTCCTTTCAAATATAACTCCTGCTTATAATGCCTATGCTCTTTCATAATTTTGTTTCGTTCTTCTAATGACGGTTTATAATCTTTCCAGTGACTCTTGATGTGATCATCGTTTTTCTTTTTGGATTCTGGATTAACTATAAGCAAAATAGATTTCTTACTCACGTTATATTCTTTCGCCAAATCCATTAAGCTAAATAATCCAGTAGAATATTTTTTTCGGATTTCTTCTTTCATTACAGATGTAATCTTTACTCTTCTATCTTGTTGTTCTGAAAGTTTTATTTTTTCAGATTTATAAGGCATTATGACACCCACTCCTGACTTCTTATATAATCCTTAATAGATGGATTGTATTCATTACGATCAATGTATTGACACAGGACACGCTGCACATCACGGTTATCACCGTAATCCATCGCTAACGAAATATCTTCACCGTGAGTTCCAACACCCAGGCGTTCATACTTTCTAACTTCAAGATAAAAGTCATGTGCGCTGTAGTGTCTGCCATCCCGGCGATCAAGAATGCTATCAATAATCAAAATATTCACCTCTTAACCAAAAATAAAAATGGCTAACGTTCTTGAAGTCACAGCATAATAAACACCGGTTTCATGACCTCTTAACAACATTCCGTTACAACCATAAACACCGGAAGAATATCCAACTTGAGAAAGAAACCCTTCTTTTTTGATAATTCTTTCATAATCTTCGTTGTTTGCACGAGTAACATCCTCTGCCATTCCAAGGGCAACCATATTCTTCAGTTCTTTCTGAGTGTACTTACGCATTTTCTTCCATCTCCTTTACAGTCTCATCGTCCCAATGGAATCCACGCTTTTCATAAAGCGGAATCCAATGAGCTTCAAAAAAATCGTAGCCACAACCATCAATGCCAAAAATGTAACCGTAATCTTCTTGCTCGTAGATGCGGAATCCGCAATCTGCCATTTCCTGAAGATGATTTTCGAGCCACCAGTTATCACACGGGTCATTAAACTGCCACATCGTTCCCCACATCGGAAGGAAGCCGTCACGCTCGACTTCAAAATCATCTTCTCTAACATCAACTTCCTCGCCAGTGCCATCGAGACAAATTTTGTAAGTGTTGTCATCTTCGTTGTAGCTCTGAATCTCACCATCTTCGCCATAGTGATCACCGCTAAAGATATAGACACGATCACAACAAGACGGCGGCGTGATTTCAGTAATACCTTCGCCATCCTCTTCCAAATCGACCTTGGCGAGCTTTTCAATAACGCTCTGAGGAATCGCATTAAACTCCTGAACCCATGCGTAAGCTGCATCCTTCTTAGTTTTGTACATAGCCATAGCAGTTGACTCTCCTTTTCTTGCGTATCCTGTGTTATATAGCTATATGGTAAAAATAAAAGCCCTATGACGGACTGCCCTTTCTAGCTATAGAATACAGGATACTGCCGATTTTGTCAAGCACTAAAATGTAGATTTTATTAACGTCACATTTTAGCGCGTTGATACGTTTTATTTCTGCGAACATTTTGTGAACATCAATCAACATTCACTTCATCAGGCCGTGCCCACAAGACATCCTCGATGATGTCATCATGAATTGTTTCTGTTCCATTGCTGTTCATAACCATGGTCACTTTCTGACCATCTGACGGGGTTTCTTCCATGCTTGCGTAAGAATACAGCCATTCTTCGCCGTTCTCATCAACCACATGAATTGTCTTGATCCCGTTGCGAAACACCTCGATTTCATCCACACGGCCAGCCAGCACATAACGATCGTTCAGGCCGGTTTTCATAGGTCCTGCTGCATTAGCAGTCATACAATTTGCCAAAATGGAAACACCAGCCACAATAGTAGCCAGAATAACAGACAGCTTATTCTGAGTAAGTTTCATTTTTTGTACTCTCCTTTTCTTATCAGTGACCCCAACGGCATACAACAACACCGTTGATCCAGATGGAAACGTTTGCACCCTGCCGATACCACTCGACAGCTTCACGATGGATATTGGTGACAACACCGGTTTCCTCATTCATAAAATACTGACCTTTTTTCATTGTCGTTTCTCCTTTACACTCTTAAACACTCATCGAGATAGATTCTCTGCCCAAAACACCTTACATAAAAGCGGCCAGAGGCAGACTCGTGAATCTTCAAATGATGGTAACTATGGCATTTTTCGTTTTCAATAAGCACACCAGACTGTGCATAAATATAGTCATCAATGCCGTATTCGATATCACCATGGATTTGGAATCCACCACATCTGCCATAACTGCTATCATAAGCGGTTACCGGATGACTCTGACAATACTGTTTTGCGGTCATATCTTTACCTCACATCTTACCAAAAGAGAGAAACATCAAACTTCTTATTGATATAATCAAGAAGCGCATTAGAGATTCCGCAAATCAGATCATCTTTGTCACCACGGCCCTCATCCATTTTCCGTTCTTCGTTCTGATTATAGACCTCTTCCCAATGGTTCTCGATGAAATCATTAAGATCATTATCACTGATTTTCACACCAGAACGAAATTCAATGAAAGGAGCATAGCACATAATGGTGTCGTTCCATTCTGCCGTAATCATCCCGGTCATATACTTTTTGGTTTCAATCTTTTTGCCTTCAGACATCTCACAAGTGAACATACTCTCACCTTCCTAAAACATATCTTTTATTTCTGAATGATCTCAACATCATCAAAGCCGTGCCAATTGTAATCAACAATGGCCTTCGCTTCCTCAAAGTCACGGCTCAACTTGATGATTTTGTTTGCATCCGTAATATAACGATTGTGATTTTCTGCCGTGGTGATATACCACATTCCAAGCGATTCGTACATGACATACTTTTTCATGCTTTTCATTCTCCTTTACCAAAGATTCTCACAAGCAAGGATTCCACCCTTTTCATAGGGTAATCGTCTGACGCAATCCCTATGAGGGCAATCAAGCTTTTCGCAATACTTGCAATTTGCATTATTGCGCTCCTGCTCTGCAAAGAATTTCTTTGCGGATTTCAGGTCACAAAAATAATGACCCTGATCCCATGTGTAGGAATCCGGGTCAAAATGCCACGCCACAATGTATGGCTGATAGTGATTCTTCTTGTAAAACAGTGCCGTGTAAGCATTGCCCACTTCCAGGATATCAATATCTTCTCTGTTCATTACAGTTCTCCTTTTAGATCTTGTAATCGAGGTCATCTGCCATCGGTTCTTCTGGTTCTCCATCCATGCTGTTGCTGGATGAAGTGTAAAGTTTGTCATGCCGTTCTTGCGGCATTTCACCGGGTTCTGTGTATTTCCATACTGTGCCGAACTTATCGATAAATACTTCACGGTGAAAGTCATCCGTTCCAATGAATCGTAAGCTCTTTACATTACGAAACATTAGTTCAACCACCCTTTCCATTCTGCCACGCCAATAGCAATGGCACAAATTACGAAAGCCCACATCATAGGTGCAACGCACTCTGCATGATAAGCAGAATAGCCGAATAACATGAGAAGCGATTTCATAACAAGACTTCCTTTCTGCCAGGATAAACCAGGCTTTGCAAATTCATTTTTTACAACGCTATTGCGTACCCTATTGGGCTGGTAGTGGGATCTTTCTTCCCCGTGCCCACTAACTTCACGGCATTTTTCATTCAGTAGCTGCATTTTGAGTTTCTTTCGCATTCACTCATGTTTTCAAACCACTGATTCGGAAAACATGAGTCATCAAGCGGAAACACATCGAGAATATCAGGGGCTCCAAATCGTGTGCCCCAACGATTTTCTTGCCAATAACGTTCAAGCAACGCTTGACGCTCTTCTTCTGACATCGGCTTATAGATTGCTACAAACCGATTTCCATCTGTATCTGCCAGATAAATCATAGAAACGAAATTGATATCGTTTTTCATTGTTAAAAGTCCTCTTTTATGTGATTTTCTGACGTGTTTGATTTCACTGTTCACCAGTCTGAATACCGGTGATGATCTCGCCTTCTGCCTTCAATTTGGCAAGAACAGCGTCCAGACCACCCAGGGTATTCACTTCCTCTTCCGTGTAGAGGACGTAACGGCCACCAAAATTGGGGTCCTTATCCTCTTCACAGGCAACAAAGATTGCGTATTCTTTCATTGTGTTCTCCTTTTTTGTTTTCATTTTACATATTCTGCAAATTATTTGCATAATTATACAAAACAAGGCATAAAGAAAACGCCTTGCGATAAATTCACAAGACGTTGTTGCCAGAGTTATAGGGTTTATTAGTTGGATTCTGCCGGGGAAACAATCAATTCACCATTGACAATTTTTTTAACAAGCTGAGACACGTTTATACATCCATAAAGAGGAAGAATTTCAGTTTCCAGCTTTTCACCCTCTGCCGGAGTAAGAACACAAGCCTTTTGCCACTTATAAGATTTATTTCGCGCTTTCATAGCGGCAACAAGCTCTTCTCTGCTCATATTGTCGTACTTGCTTGCCATAGTCGCACCACCTTTTGATGCAATTATAGCAAACTTTTCACTCTTACGCAAGTTCTGACCACTTGAAACAGTTGCTGACATGATTCACCTTGCCTTTCTACCAGAAGGTACAGGAAAAACAGGCTCAAGAGGACGCATATCACCACGGATTTTTCCAGCACCGCTGCCGTCCATGTATTCTGCGATCTTACCATAGACCTTCTGAGGCCGTCTGTTCATCTCGATTGTTTTCCCATAGATCAAACTAGAGGCATTGTTGTACTCTGCCGTAAAGGAATCATTGCGAGTGCGGAAAGCCTTAGTGTGTTTTGCTGCCTTCTTGCTCTTGCGATTTGCACTAGCAGACCCAGTTCCAGCAAAACGTGCTGCATAGCGTCCAGCCTTCTTGCGCTCTGATTTCACTGCCATATCAAAATGCACAGTCTCAGGATTTACGCCAATAGGTTCACTTCTGATGAAGTCAACGACAGTCTGATTGTAAGTCTTCTCCCACGGAACCAAACCTTTACCGGAACGCCAAACCATGCCGATCTGATTCACTCTGACGACTGCGATAAAGCGCAATCCCTCTGCGGTCTGACCATAGTATGCACCAGACGGCACAGAATGACCGTCAAACTTAATCTGACGGTCTGCGTAGTTCTTGCACAGAAACTTTTGCATAGTATTCCCTTCTTTCGATTGATAGTTACGGCATTTCTGCCGTGTTGGTAGTGGTTACATCTTCCCTAGTACCACTAATCGCCTAGCATTTATGTAGAGCTCTTGCGTGTTCACGATGGTTGCGTGGTTTAATTACAGGGTTTCTTCTGCGCTGAAGTCGTTGGTGAAGTCCTTGCTCTGAAGGTCTGCCAGTTTAGTCTGAGCAGATTCCAGGCTCTTCTTAACGTCTGCCAAATCCTTTTCCATGCCCTGAACAGCCTTCATCTTCTTTTCCAGGGTTTTTGCGTTGGTGTCCTTCTTGCTCTTGAGAGAATCAAGTTCCTTCTTTGCAGAGGACAGCACTTCCTCTGCATTCTCAACACTCTTAGTAAGGCGCACAACCTTAGAGGACAGCTTGCGGACGCTTGCACGGCGGTCACGCTCTGCCATAGAGAGCATAGCAACACCGCTTGCGTTGGCGCTAAACCATGCTTCAACCCACTTGACAAACTTGGTCTGAGATTCTGCTTCCGTGTCGTAGCCGTGGCCTGCTGTGGTAGCGGTGAATGCACGCACCTTGCCCACGCTCTGCTCAATGAACTGCTCAACAGTGAAGGTTGCAAAGACATCATTGACTTTGAAGGTATCGCCCATGATAGCGGTGGTAAGGCTCGTCAGATCGTTGAAGTAGAAGGTCTTAATCTTCTGAACAGAGTCTGCGTCTGCGGCATAGCGTGCCAGCAAATCAGCATCCAGATAGACAGCACGGACGGCCTTGCAATAGGTCTCGTACTGCTCTGCTGTGATACCCTTCAGGCAGTCTCTGCCCAGGGCCTTCTCAGAGGTGTTGACTTCCTTGCCGCCCTTCTTGAAAAGGGCAACAGCTGCACCGGTGGTGCGGTTCTTCTCTGCGGCTGCGGTAGCGTTGAAGTTGATAGCGGACAGAATGGTAGTAGTAGACATAGTATTTTTCTCCTTTATGTGTTATAATGTGTGTACGGACTTCTTGCTATTATGAGCAAGCCAAGTGCTACAGACAAAATTCCAGGTTCTGCCTGTAGCCTATGGTTCGCCCACGATGGGCAAATATGTATACTGTAAAGCATGGTTTACCCTCTGTCTGCCAAAAACAGCCCTTCAACCATGCTTGCTATTATTCAATTGTCACGGAAAATTGTATATTTTTGCTATTATCTGCGACAAGTCCAAACTTTTGAAGTCCAAACAAAAAGCGCCAAACTTTTGAAGTCCAACGCCGTCTAATTGCATACCTTTGCAAAAATATTCTGTTTTCTCAATCATACAAGATTGCATTGTACCGCCTAAAAGTAACAAACTGATAGCTTGCGTTTGAAACGTTGCCAAAACTTGCGTTTTGGATTCTTTCAAAACGGTTATATTGTTTTTATCCTTCCAGCGCATTTTGTCAATCTGGAATCGGTTTCGACCTGTTTTGCAAGGTAAACCACTTGAACAAATACGGATTCCGACCGCCTTGCCCGCCGTGCCATTTGCTCAACCGTTCGACTGATTAAAGGGTTGATTTTGTGTGTACACGTTCAAACCGCCATACTCTCGACCCGTCTGTTAAACGTGGTATCATGCTTGAGCGCCGTTCCGTACTGTTTGCTTTTGCACTTCCTTCCGTTCGGGGAACGACCGCTTGTCATTTGGCGATTTGTCGGGGAACTTTCTCGCACCTTCCGACCGTGCGTCCCTTCAAGCCTTCCGGCCTTCCGGTGCCTATACTTTACCACGTTCCGCTATGGTTGAACATATACTTTTGTTGCAAACACATGGACAAAACACGCAAGAATTATAGATTTTTAAAAAATAGCGATATATCGTTAAAAATTATATTTTGGCAAATAGTGGGCTTTTTGGCCGGAATAAGGATAAAATATAATATATAATACCTTATATGGGAAAATGGGATGCTTTAGCATGGTAAAGTGTTAAAGTATTAAAGCAAAGTAATTGATCTGGGCAGAATGAATATTTTAGTATGGTAAAGTGATAAAGTGGTAGAGTATTTCAAATTTGAACAATCGAACGTTTGAAAATGCAACTAATTTGCAAATTCAATTCCAGCAAAAATCAGCATTATAAACATACCGGAAAAGTAGGAATAGTTCCCGGCCTGGAAAGTGCCAAAACAGGCACTTTATTCAATTAAAGCAAATACCGCTTTTTGCACAAAGGCGGCTTTTCCACTATGGGGATACTTTTCATTTTTGAGGCATTCCAGGCAGCAGGCCGAGATCCCAGTACATCTTTCTTGTTCATAATCACCAATTATGAATTTCATCTTCTCTTACTCTCTATACATTCTGCACAACAATTTCCACAAAAATACCAATCTCTTCCAATCATCACAACCTTTCTCCTATCAACTCAATTTAACCATTTAACTCTTCCTCACCCTGGGCATACTTTCTCCTGACAAAATCATCCTAAAATACACCCCTATACCCTCTCCTGCACACACTCACAAATCACTCACTTTTCCATCAAAAATGCCTAAAAATGGCTTAAAATCGCTATTTTTTAATCGGTAGCTCATTCGGTAACTAGCTAGAATTTAACGTATTTTCGTTATATTTTGGTTAGTTTTTCTTTTTATTTGTGCCTTTTTACCCTTGTTTTTGTTCCTTTTTAACTCAATAAAACCCGAAAAAGTTAGGATTCATGCGGTTTTTCCCGATGTGTACCTTAAATGTACAGAAAATAATCATTCTTCGGAGCATAAAGTACATATTTGTACCCATCTATACTCCCCTATCGTCATAAATGGACTGATCTGGCATCCAAACAACATTCTCAGAGATTTCAGACACCTCATAAGAGCATAATTGTAGCCTCTGGCAGCTTACACAGAACACACAGAGTATCTAAATGTCCTTTATAGAGAACAATACTCTCCAAAACATACCTTATTATAATAGGCACTAGAAATAATCGCATCCTGTATTATGTAGCTATTGAATTTTTGGCAATCTCATGGTATAATGAGTGTAGATAGCTATACAATACAGGATACTGTAAAAAAGATAGCAAGAGGATGTTTATAGTAGTCCTCCCGGACAGGGACCGTTACGACGGTGGAGAGGGATCTCGCGTCTGCGGACGCTCGTAGGTTTACTCAAATTGAATCTATGCCGCTTACGCGCCATAGCTTCAAGTCGAGTAAACCATTAAAAGATATTTTGAGAGAAGAATTGGGTTGATAGAACCTTACAGAATTCAAAGTACAATTAAATATTAACAAATTATGAATTTTGTACATCAAAACTGATATTACATATTCTATATATGCAGGTTTGATGTACAAAAACAGGAGGTAATGTATGGCTAAAGCATACGAAGTAACACCTGATATGATTTCAAAATTATCTGCTGGTCAGATTTTTAAGAACTTTTCTGAGCTTGCAAGATGTCTCGAAGTTCTTGATGATAAAGGCAAACCAATTACAGGAAATAGTCGTCCCGCATTCTTGGAAGAGCTGGACAGATTCGTGGTTCTAAAGAAGGCTGGTCGGCAAATCATTATAAAAAGTATACGGCCAGAGGATGAGATACTTCCGGCAAAGCCAGTTGGTGGTAACAGAAAGTTTATTGACCTTATTCAGAAATTGCTCGTCTACCACTTTAACGCCCTTTGTCAGTCGCAGCCATGTGACGGCATTAAGCTACTATGGGAGAAGAAAGACATCTGGGAGACATGTGGAATGGTTGGTCATGATTACAGATGGTGGGGACGGAATGCTGAGACAGAGGATGACGAGGCTGTTGCTGAGGCGTTCCGAAAAATGGTTGGAAGTGTAAAACTAAAAACTTGGCTAGATAGTGCCCTGCATGGTTTAAAGGTAAACGATGCGTTAGATTATGAGGAGACGAGGGCATTTGTCAATTATGTCGATGGCCGTGCTGTCATAACTCCTTTGACCGACAAACAGAATTTAACCTACATGCGATTGAAGGCCGAGGTACTAAAAGATTACACATTGTCTGATGGTAGAACTCCGGCAACTGAACGGGATCTTTGGCAAACTGGTCGGATGAGAGATTTCTATCGCAAGCTGAACCCAAAGCTTAGAGAGGAATTTGAAAAAGAGCAAACGTATAGTACCATTCAAAAGGTTTATAGAATTGTTGTTGAGCCAAAAACTATGAACCTATTTGCTCGCAGGTTTGGAAAAATCGATCCAGCAGATGTGGAACTCGCTGTGCAGATGATGGCAAAGTTAAATACAATTGTCTGTGATGGCTTATTGTCCTCAATGATATTTAATAAGGAAGTCATTGTGGCAACAAGAGTTCAGGAACATGAAGATGTTGAGCGGCGACTGGAAGAGCAGAAGCCATGGGGAGACAATAATAAGATTGAAAGAAAAATCCGAAAGGAATTTGAATATAAAAAAGTTAAGTTGACTAACCAGCAGGTGGCAGATATGGTTGACAACACAATTCGTCAGTCTACCGACCAGTTACTTGTTACCTTGAACCAAAAAGACCATGGATGCAAGATTATCGAAAAACTGTATATCGACAACTTCTTGGCTGGAAGCGGTTTGACTGAAGAGCAATATGAGCAAATTATGCAGGATGCGGATAAAGAATCTGCGGATGCAGAACTTATGGCTCGACTTGTGGCTGAGGCGAATGCGAGAATGGCAGCTCGTGATAACGTAAATGTAGAATGCGTTATGAATTTTGAAGCAGATATTGTCGATAAGGTGTTGGCGGACAAGATGGCAGAAAAAAGTAATAAGAAAGCTGGCCGCAATGTGCTGGATTGTGGTCTTAATATTGATGATTTAATTGGTGATGTTTGAAAGAAGGTTAAGTATAATGAATTTTGATAACCCCTATTGGATTGATTTAAAGGTAACTTATGAGTGTTACCAAGCGGTTGGGCGCTTGCCGGAGTTTTATAAGAAGCATGTCTGCACAAAATGCCAGTATGAGATCCCGTGCTTCACTACTTGTGATGATGTGCGATGCAAGTGCCAAGAGTTTAAGCCTAAGACTGTGCGGAAGGCTGACAAGTATTTACATATCAATGATTTCATGAATGATGTTGCTGCATTTGAGGCCGCTAGAAATATTTAAGGAGCGTTACATAAATGGATAAGAAATATTTACCATTTGGTTTTGGACCAGAAGAAAAAGTTTCTATTTCAACTATTGCTTTTCAATATGGTTGGAGTGCCGCACGATTAAACAGCTTTCTTTACAAGTATGATGTGATCTATTTCAACGACGAGCATAAAACATGGCTTATAACAGACCAGTATAAAGATAGTGGATATACCGAATCTTCGTTGTTCACTAGCAAAACAGGATATTATTCTCAAGAGTATCTTGTTTGGACACAAGAAGGGCAGAAGTTTATTTATCAAATGTTAAAGGACAAGCTAACATTACTTCCTGAAATTAAAATGCTCGATGAAGAAGATCGGTCTGACGGTTGTTTAACGGCAGAAGAGCTCGCGGAAGTTCTCATTCAAAATGAGATTTATATAAACGAGACATCCATTGGCAGACTTACTCCAAATAGCAGTAATGTATTTTCAGTTCTATGGCACAAAGGATATTTAATGAAAAAGGATGGAATATTATATAACACTCCTTGTAAGAAATATCATGGTTCTGGGTTATTTAAAGTATTCAAAAAACGAGAGCCAGTTTATCGATACTATCAAGATGAACCGGTTGGCGATAAGCTTGTGTATGTTACAAAAGTCACTCAAGGAGGCAAGGATTTCTTTATTGAATATTTCAAACATTTGATGAACAAAGGATGCGCTATTATATAAGGAGGGCTAAGAGATGCGAGTGCAGATTGGCAAATATATTATTAAAAACTGTGACGAGCGGAATCTCGTTATCATTGAGCAGCGACCTGCTGGCAAGAATCCAAAGACTGGTGAGATTGGCACCGGTGTAAAAGAGGTTACGGTTGGCTATTACCCGAACCTCGAATGGGCTTTACATAAGATTAAGGATTTGAATATTTCTGAAAGCGATGCAGATACCGTGGATGTATTGCTGGCAGAGCTTGAACAGATTGGTGAGACGATCCGCCTGGTAGCTGATGAGGTTAAGTGATGGAGAAATATATTAACGCAACACGATTGATTGGCGTCCTCGATAGTGCTATCGCTCGTACTATGGCTAGAGGTAATGCAAAGTCTATTGATGATATGTGGTGCGATATGGCAATGCAATACACAAAGCGCATTCTTGAAGAAGAGATATCTGCTGGCGGTGAGTTCCGTCGAGTGGTTCATGCTCACTGGATTGAACATGAGGCGGATTTTGGAGAATCACTGTATTGTGAGTGTTCCAGTTGTCATAACTCTACCGGAATTGACTGTACACTGTTCTGCGGTGCCTGCGGTGCTATTATGGACGAGCAGACGATTAAGGTTAAAGATTATTGAGGTTGATGGATGATGCGTACTTACGAGGATGTTGATGCAGAGATCAAGCAGCTTATGCGTGACATGAATAGTTCAAGTCTGACACGCAGCGAGTACGAAGCTGCTGACGATATGCTGGATGAGCTCTATCAGGAGCGTGAACGACTTTGGCTCAAGGCTATGGAAAATGGCGAGAGTTGCTATCTGTAAAAGCCTAGTTTTATATTTTTCTTTGTAGCTATGAAACACAGGATGCATTTAAAAAGAACATGGAGGTGACTGCCGAATGGCAAAGCAGCAAACTTGCCAAAAGTTTGTTTTTAAGATCCATACGAAGCGTCTAGTTGAAACAAAATGGGATTTGACTCTACCATTAGATGAGGCTAGACGAAACCACGAGATCATCTCGCTTGCTGATAGCACTGTTCTACGATGGATTGATGAGTTGAATGGTGTTACGGACGCAGAGGCTAAGGCACGGAGCATCAAGCGTAGAATTAAGATGCTACGGAATGAGCCATCTTGCTTAGAGAACCGCCGGGAGATTCGGAGACTATACACTGAGCTGGACGCAGTTCAATTCAAGCCGGATTATATGTGTCTGGTGGTTGATAAGAAGAATGATTACCGCCGGGCATGTTCTCCAAAGGGGTTTAAAATCAATGGAATCACGTATCGCCGTCTGGTTGGGACTACCGGTGGTGTTAAGAATAGCACGATTGTGTTTGTGAGCGACCGTCTTGTTGATGAGATCCGTAAGCGAATCGACAATGGCCGTAATAAAGGAATGGAGTTTGTACCTGCAAAATTAGAGGCTTATAGAGCACTTGCCTGCTCTGCTTCTATTCCGGTTACTGACCCTGATGGTGTGCTTGTCGTTGATGATTGTTATACGCATTTTAAAGATCATGTTGTTGTTCTGGATGACGGAGTATCTGGAGAACCTACGATAGTTGAAGATAAGGAACACGATTGTGAGCTGTGTGCGAATGATGGGTTTGGACTTATTAGTTATGATCTTGCACAACAGTGGAGTGAGGATTTGAAGTTGCCGTCTACTGCGTCTGGTTTCTGTGTGCGGAATGCGTTCTGTAAAGGCATGTTATTTCCCTTCCCTTTCCGTGAGTTCGCTAAAAAGGTAGCGAAGCAGAATATGCTAAAAGACGCATGGGGAGATTATCGTGATATAAATAGGATTCAAGTAGTTCTTAGCACCTCTATGTTGAAACTGTGGGATAGTTATCATAGTTGTGAGGACTATCTTGAGAACTGTAGAGAGAATCACTATCACTTCTCTGTAACCAAGACTTGTGAGTTGGAGCTTGATGAGGAGCGTAATCTGAATTATCAGTTTATCCAAAGCTATCGGCTTACGAATGATGAGATTCGTGAGCTTGTAAAGCCGACTTTGGACGAAATCAAGGGCGTCATGGGCGGTGATTGGCGTGATGCGTTGCTGTATTTGCGTGGTAGTGGAATGCGTGATGACCCGAATTACATAAATAGTCTGGAAAACGACTATATTAAGGCTCTTATGATTGAGCCGGAAATGATTAACGACCCTTATGTGCAGAATCGGATTCGGTACTTTATTAAAAAGCGAATCGCTCAGGCAAAAACGGGTGTTGTAAAGGTACGAGGGAATTTTCAGGTGGCAAGTGGAGACCCATATGCGCTTTGTCAGGCAATGTTTCGGATGGAGGTAACCGGACTTTTAAAGGCTGGTGAAGTTTATAGCCGATTCTGGAACGACAGGGATGTTAAAAGGGTTGCTTGTTTTAGAGCTCCTATGAGTCAGATGGCAAATATTCGGTGCATGAACTTGAGCGCATCTGAGGATTGCCAATACTGGTATCGCTATATGAAGTCCGTGTTTATCACCAATGCGTGGGATAATATGTGTGCAGCACTTAACGGTGAAGATTTCGATGCCGACCTTACATTTTCTACCGACAATAGAGTTCTCATTGATAAATGGGTAAATGAGCCGGTCGTTCTTTGTGTCCAGCGCAAATGCGAGAAAAAAGTTCCGACCGAAAAGGATTTTATTGAATCTAATATCAGCGGATTTGGAGATAATATTGGGCGTACAACAAACCGAATTACAACTATGTTTGATGTGCGAAGTAAATTTGAGCAAGGTAGTAAAGAGTACGATGAACTTACGTATCGCATTATCTGCGGACAGCTTTATCAACAGAACGCGATCGACAAAATAAAAGGCGTGGCTACGACAGATATGCCGCAATACTGGTATGACAATAAAGCTTGCGCCGTTAAAGACGATGATAATCCTGATACTATCGAAGATAAGAAGTTCTGGAGTAGTATTTGCGCATGGCGTAAGCCATACTTTATGAGCTACATCTACCCTGCTCAAATGCGTGATTACAAGCAGTACGTGGCTGCAGCACGCAAGCGTATCAAGTGGGATGGATTTGCCGGTCTGGATGAGATTATGCAAAAGACCGTTAAGGATGATGTGGATGAGATGGTTATTCAGTATTATCTCTATCGGATGCCGGTGGGAATCAATTCTTGTACCATGAACCGTTTGTGTTGGACTATCGAGGACGAGCTGGAAGATTTTGAAGAAGAACTCAAGATAAGGCGCAAGTTTGATTACGATTCGCTCAAGTCTGGCGTTGAGTACACCAATTCTCAATACTATGGTATCCGCTCTATTTTTAAGGATTACTTGAGGTTTGCTCGTGGTAACGCAATCCATTCTGGCAACGGAAACAATAATAAAGAAACCGGCGCAGACCGCAAGGAGCGCATTGCGCTGTATCAGGAAAGTATGTTCCGCAATCTTCATGACAAGTGTTCTAATGACGATGTACTTTGCGACATCATGCTTGATCTTTGTAAGAAGAATGCATCCAGTATTGCAATAGTCTGGGAACTATTTCACGATACTTTGATTAAACGCTTGTTAGAACGCCATGACGGTATGATTCATTCTCTTGTGCAGGATGAGAATGGCGATATTGAGTATGATGGCAAGCGTTTCAAGGATGTGTTAATTAACATGAATAGCAAGGAGGATGCGGATGATTGTATTGAATGAAGTTCTTTATGCTGAAGAGTGGCTAGAGAAGGATGTGCCTTGGAAGAAAGCGGGGCATGTTTTGCATTATATTGCGAAGTATTATTTCTATAAGGGATATTCAAAGGATGACGTAAGAGAAAAGCTTAACGAGTATATGCTGCGTCATTTTGAAGGGTATAATAAGGTTCTGGATAGAGAACTGATTGATAAAGCAATTGCTTCTGCCAAGGGTCGTCCTATGGTGGAACTTGATGGTGTGTGCATTACGAAGGCTGAGGTAGAGAAGATTCAAGCACTTGAAGGCAAGCAGATGCAACGCCTGATGTTTACGATGCTGTGTCTGGCAAAATACCATATTGCTGTTAATGAAAAATGCAACTACTGGATTACGGAAGATACGGCTGATATTTTCAGGATGGCAAACGTATCTGTAAATGAGAAAAAACAGAACGAGATGATCTGTGAGTTACATAATCTTGGCTTTATTGGGTTTGCCAGCTTGAAAAAGATTGACAACTTGAATATCCATATTTTGATTGCGGAGCCGGATTCTCCTCATGAGATTTTCGTGGACGATTTTGAGAATGCTGGTATTCTGTGGAACCAGTATTGTGGGAAAGAATACATCAAGTGTGATTGTTGCGGAAAGATGGTTGCTCGCACTGGACGCAGACAAAAATACTGTCGTAAGTGCGCCAAAAACGTAAATATCGAGAAAACTGCACAAAATAGAAAAATGTTTGATTTATGAAATGTGAAAAAGTGTGATATTTCAACGTAGGTACATTACAATTTTACATATATAGAGCAAAACATAGTGCGGAAAGTTATGGTAGGGAGAGAGCGAGGACGCTTGTTTTCTTCCTACCTATTTTATTTTGAAAGGGTGTTTTACCTAAATGATTGAGATTACCAAAGCAGAGGCAAAGGAAATTCGTAAGGTTTATCCGAAGGTTTTCATTGCAAAAACTCGACACAAGCGATTTATTGAGGAATCTGTTCGTTATCTGGAGCTGATTCCGTTTAATATTGAAGCTCGTGAAATTGTTGAACGTGCCAAGCGCGGCATTCGAGACTAATTTATGAAAGAACGAGGTACAGACTTTGGATTTTGAAATTCAGCTGCCCGAGGAGATTACAAACCTGATGAATGGTGGTGGTCTCCCCTCTCCTGAGATGATGAACTTCTACGTTGACGAGAAGGATCGCATCTTTTTTATTGATTTTGAGATTGACCAGTCTCTGATTGAAATTGAGCGAAAGATTCTTCAATACAACCGTATCGACAAGAATATTCCTATTGAGCAGCGCAAGCCTATTAAGCTGTTTATTTACAGCTATGGTGGCGAGCTGGATGCGATGTTTAGCTTTATTGATGTTGTTACGCTGAGTAAGACTCCTGTTTGGACGATCAACGCAGGTATTGCAATGAGCGCTGCTCTTGTGATGCTGCTGTCTGGTCAGAAGCGCTTTGCTCTGCCTCATTCTACTGCATTGATTCATAGTGGCTCTGGCGGTACGCAGGGTACTTTTGAGCAGTCTAAGATGGCTATGGATTACTACGAGAAGCAGGTCGTGAAGATGCGTGAGTATATTATGGCTCACTCTACTATTGATAAGAAAACAATGACCAAGAATAAGGCTAAGGATTGGTATCTGGATGCCGATGAGCAGGTCAATTTTGGTATCGTAGACAAGATTTGCGATGATGTGGATGAATTCAATTAAGGGAGAGTTGTAATATATGGCTAAGAAGCGTGTTTCTTATGATGCCCCTGTGGAGAAGATTACCGACCCTGACCAGTATGGTTTTTACGGCATTTCTTTGGACCCTGAACAGCGTGTGTTTCGTGATGCAATTTGGAATCCAAATATCGATGTTGTGATATGCAACGCTGCTGCTGGTTCCGGCAAGACGCTTATTGCGACCGCGACTGCAAATCTGCTTGTTCAGGCTGGCTATTTTGATAAACTGACTTACGTCGTGTCTAGTTATGGCGAAAAGCGTCAAGGCTATCTTCCTGGATCTATTACGGAAAAATCGGAAGTTTTCTTTGAACCTTTTTATCAGGCTCTGATTAAATGCAACGTTGACCCCAACAAGGTTATCAACGACGAGTCTATGGTGAATCAGAAGAATGGCACTGGTTATATTTCTTGTCTAACTCATACTTTCCTTCGTGGCACAAACCTGAGTGGTATTATTTTGTTGGACGAGAGCCAGAACTATACTCCTAAAGAGTTACAGAAGACTATTTCTCGTTGCGATGGTAGTGATGGCGAAAAGGTAAAGTTGATTATTATTGGTCATGATTTACAGTGTGATCTTGATAAACCTTCTGACTCTGGCTTTATGCGTTGTCTCCAGCATTTTGCGAAGCATGACCGCGTAGCCGTATGTCAGTTGACTACGAACCACCGTGGATGGATTAGCCAGTGGGCTGACGAAATGGACGTGAGTTAATGCGAGGAGCTGTAAGAAAAACAAACGAAAAATTTCAAGAAGAAGCCAAAATAAAGAATCAAAAGGTAACTGTTGTTGGAAAGTATGTTGGCTCAAATAAAAAGGTAACTGTGAAATGCAACACTTGCGGCAAGATGTTTGATATGTTTGCTTGCGCAGTTCTTGAAGGCTGTGGGTGTAAAAGCTGTTCAGCGAGAAAAGGAATGCTTACTTACAGTGGACTCAATTATGCGGATGTCGCAGAACTATTTCGTAAACGTGGATATCAGCTTATAACAAAGGAAGAGGATATTATTTCTTTTACAAGAACTCGATTACATTATCTTTGCCCGATTCATGGTGAAAGAACCATTATTTGGGGAAGTTTTAGAGATGGATCTGGTTGTAGTTTGTGTGCACATGCTTTGTCTTCAAAAAATCAACTAAAAGACTTTAATGTGATAAAAAGCGAATTTGAGTCTCGTGGATACACACTCTTAACAAAGAAAGAGGAATATACGGGAGCGTTTGGAGAATTGAAATATGTTTGTCCAAGGCATGGCGAGAAAATCACAAAATGGAGCACATTTCATCATGGAACAGGTTGCCCAGAGTGTGCGTATCATAGATGTGAAAGCAAAATCGCACAACAGCTAAAAGAGTATTGCAAAAAAACATATCCTGACACGATTGTTGAATATAAGGCTGTTAAAAATCCAAAGACTGGAAGATATATGCCTTTTGACATTTATATTCCATCCGAAAGACTGTTTTGTGAAGTTATGGGGTCACAGCATTATAGCCGTATTAAATATTTTCACCGGACTGAAGAAGATTTTGTAAAGCAGTTTGAGCGAGATAATATTAAGGAAAAGTATGCTGACGAACATGGACGGTATATCGAAATTGATTTACGTCGTATAAAAACGATTGATGAAGCCATTGAACATTTTGAGTCACTGCATAACAGTTGGATTAGCAAATGGGCAGCAGCTTTGGTATTTCCAGAGCTTGCAGAGTCTTGCTAAATCATTTCAAAATTGAAATAAAATATAAGGGAGAATAGAATTATGGTTGCTAAGAAGAGTGTTGTTTTTAAGAACGCTATTATTGATACTGCCGAGGGCACTATCACCGAGATTACCAAGGATGGCGAGAATGTATTCAATTTGAATGAAGCTCTGGCAAAGTGGGATGGTATTGAGGGTGTCACCATCAATATTTCCACTTCTGATGAGCTGCTGGGCGACCCAGCTTGATGCCAATGGGTTGCTATAATAAACGGCCAGAAGAAACGAGCGATGACTTCTTTGTAAGAATCGGGAATGCTGTTCTGGCTAGAGAGTTGACTTGGGATGGCGCATCCAAGGTGCTCAATGATGAGTTGGGTAAGAATTTTGGTGAGTGCGCATATCGCAAGCGTTTTAAGGCATTCCGTGCGGGTATGCAGTATCAGGAGTCCTTATCTAATAGAGATGTGGGAACCTGCATTCTGTCTATTTCCGACCTACATATTCCATTCCAGAAGCCCATTGAGACTTTTAGTGAGTATGCTGGAAAGATTGATATCCTTCAGATAAACGGGGATCTGGTAGATGCGCAGGCCATTTCTCGTTTCAATAAGGTGTATCGTAAGAGTCCAATGGAGGAAATTCTGATTGCACGTCAGTATATGATTGACCTGATTGAGATGCTTCAGCCTAAGAAGGTTGTTGTAAATTATGGTAATCATGACTTACGTTTCCAGAATTATCTTGCTAAGAATCTGGACACCGACTTGCTTGAACTGATGCCAAAGACATCTTTGGAGCTTATTTTTGTTGATGGCTTTAACCATTATAACAAGGAGCTTCATACAAAGGTTCATTACGACCCTCTGATTGATGTTTTTAAGGATAGTGGTATCGAGATTGTTTATAACGATACTTGGTTTAGTTTCGTTGGTGAAACAATTTTTGTGCATCCACTTGCTTATTCTAGCGGTATGTTGAAAACAGCAGAAAAGGCATATCGGTATTTCAAGGATAATGATTATTTCTTTGATACTATCGTGATGGCACACACTCATAAAACAGGTCATTATGATATCGGTAATTCTGTAATTTATGAGCAGGGCTGTTGTTGTGAGACATCAAAAATGGATTACGCAGATGGAAAATTAACACCATCTCAGCGAGAAGGATTTATTCTGGTTTATCAGGATAAATTCGGAAGGCTGAATGAAGATAAGACGCACATTGTACGTCTAAATTAAAAAGTGGTGAGCCCCTACCACTAAATGGGGACCCAAAAAAGAAGTATGACCGCAAGGTCTGCTTGTGACATCATTGATTGTCTCCTTTTCTATGCCCGTAGGCTAATGTCTACGGGTTTTATGTGCCAGTGTAGTTCAGTTGATAGAACGCGGGTTTTGTACTCCCGATATCGCAGGTTTAAGTCCTGTCATTGGCTCCATGCCACTTTAATTCAGTAGATAGAATAATGTGTTCGTACCACATATGTCGTATGTTTGATTCCTACAGGTGGCTCCAAGCTGTGCGGTCAATAGTTGCTACCGCCTAGACCAACTCAATCTACGGATGGTTGGATGCAAAGTAGTTCTGTAGAACGAAATGATAAGCTATTCGTGTTTCGCTACGTTAATGTGAAGCTTTAAAAGTCTAAAACAAGCGTTTTATCGACACGAGAACAATTCAACTAGCTCGGATGATTTGATGGACGCTTGTTTTATTATGGGTCAGTATATCCAGTGGCGAAGATAGCGGACTGTAACTCCGTGACATTAGAAACATCGTTGGTTCGACTCCAACCTGGCTCACCAAAGATTGTACGGCTATTCCCTACACCTTTATATAAAGGTAGCTGTGCAGGAAAGTAGGGTTATTGTGCGGTTTTACTCAAGTGGTTGAAGAGAACGGTCCTGAAAACCGTTAGGTCGGTAAACCCGATGCCAGAGTTCGAATCTCTGAGATCGCGCCAGTCCTTCTCCCGGAGGGCTTATAATTAAAACCGGTTCCCTACCACCGGCTAAAAGGTAGGTTTTATGCGCCTATAGTTTAATTGCTTAAAACAGCAGACTCTAAATCTGCCTCTTGGGAGTTGAAGTCTCTCTGGGCGTGCCAAAAATGGCTTCCAATTCGCGGTTGGAGGCAAGTCCGAAGTCGATCTATGATTAACCTGTGATGCGCACACGATTAAGAAATAGATGACATTTAGGCATTATATAACGCGGGATACAGCAGTCTGGTAGCTAATCGTCCTCATAAGTCGAAAGTCGTTGGTTCAAATCCAACTCCCGCACCCAACATCTCCCCTTTCGCAAGCCTATCGCCAGTTTTCTACTCCCTCTGGCGGTAGGTTCTTTTATGAACAGTCCTGCCTGTGTATTTCAGGTGGCACGGTCGGCGTAAAGCTGGCCGTAAATACAAAATTTAGCCGATTCGTCGGCAGGACATAAGTCCACATAGATGATAAAGACCTCGGCTCACTACGGTGTAAAATGCTGAGGTCGAATTTTGAACAGAACCTATTAAGCCTCTCGACGATGCGTATCATGATAGGTCTTTTATAGAAGGAAACACTCTCGGCCTCTGTTTTACAAGCACATTAGAGGGTGTATTTGTTGCCGTAGGATGTGCGCACGTTCTACGGCTTTTATTTTTGAACGGAAAGAGGTGACTAAATGCCGCGTAAGAAAAAAGTCATAGACCAAGATATTATTCTTGAGGGGACAGAAAACAAGAAGACTTTTAAATGTTTACGTTGTGGAAAAGAATATGACGTGGCAGTTGGTCACTTTTATAAAATTACATATTCAAGTTTATGGAAAGCAAATGATTGTTACGCGCCTATTTGTAAGGATTGTGTGAACGAGATGTTTGATGAATATTCTCGTAAATTTGGAAGTGATCGTACTGCCTGTATGATCATGTCTCATGTTTTAGACGTACCATTTTACAATTCACTTTTTGATTCAATTAGTCAAAATAATGGCCGTGTAACGATGGGCTTGCTACTTCGGATTATCGGAAACGCTCGTAACTATCAATTTCAAACCTTCTCTAATACTCTTGTAAATGGAGAACTGAACAAGAATGCTCTTGATCTACAGGAAGAGAAGGAACAAAAGTGGTCGAAAGCAGAGATTCAAGCAAAGGATGATTGTATTTCTGTTATTGGATATGACCCGTTTGATGGCTATAACGAAAGTGACCGTCGCTATTTGTTTAGTGAACTCATCAAGTATTTTGAGGATGGTATTGAGGACGACCCGTTCAAGCTATCCCAGATTGTTCAGGTCGTGAACAATAATAATCAGATTCGACAAATTGATTTGCAAATTGCTCGTCTGAACCCGATGAATTCGGCAGAAGCAATCAAGAGCCTGAATGATATCAAGGTTAAGCTGGTTTCTAACAACGATAAGATTGCTAAGGAAAATGAGATTTCTGTCAAGAACCGTTCCAATAAGGATGCCGGACGTAACACACTTACCTTCTTAATGAAGGATATGCGTGAAAAGGATATTGCTGGCGCAGAAGCAAACTTCTACGACCAGTTACGGTCTCCGGGCACTCAATGGGCGGCAGATATGAGTGTTAAGGCGATCAAGGAAAATGCTTTCTTTGACGAAAATGACATGCAGGAAATTTTCGATACACAAAGAGAACTAATTGATAAGTTTCAGAAAGAAAGTGATGACGCTAAGGAAAAATACAGGCTGTCTCTTATCGAGAATCAGCGGCTCAAGGAGCTGTTGGAAGATGCCGGTATTGACGCAAGCGCAAAAGATACGGATGGTGATACCGTATGAGAATGAAACAAAGAGCGCCTATCATTACAGCCGTAAAACGTAAGATTTATGAGTGTGATGCGGCAACGATTGCATTCTATCGGCGCAATCCTGTTATTGCGGCCAGAGACTTATTGGGTATCCAATTATTTGACGCTCAGGCATATATGCTGGAACAAAGCTGGAATGCAAGTCATGTTCTTTAGGCGTGTAGTCGAAACTTTGGCAAGTCTTTTGTAGGTTCTGTTTTCATTATCCTAAAGGCAATATTATATGAGAACCAGTCTATTTACATTGTAAGTAATGTAGGTGATCAGGCAAAAGAGACATTTAATAAGATCGAGGAAATTGTTACTCGTGTTGGTAAGACGGCTGCGTCTATCCGTAGTCTGCAAGATATTGCAGAGAAAGAAACGAAAAAGTCTGCAACCAACAAAAGTGGTTTTAGTCATAATCCCGCCGGGTATGTTGTTGAGTTTTATAACGGTAGTTCTATTAACACTTTGAACTCCAACCCAGATGGTGTGCGTGGCAAGCGAGCTAGTCTTATTTTCTTTGATGAGGCGGCATTCTGCTCCGACGAACTGATTGTTGTCTGTGAAGCTTTTGCAACACAGAATACGGATTTCGTCACTGACACTGACAGTGACTATAATCCTGAAATGCAGCCTCGTCAGGTTCCTACTCAGCTAGTTTATGCTTCAAGTCAGGACACGATGGACAAGCTTTTTTATAAATACTACAAGCAATTTGCAAAGCGCATGATTGCAGGAGATCGAGATTATTTTGTTTGTGATATGATTTGTGACGTTGCAATCAAAGTTTATATGAAGGGTAAGCCATACAAAGCACTATTGACACAAGACAAGGTAGATGCAGCTCTAAAGTCAAATAAAATGAAGGCATTGCGTGAGTATTATAATCGACCAAGCCGTGATGGTGGCGTAAACCAGATTATCAAATGGGGTACGGTTCGTCGCAATGAGCGAAAGTATATCCCACAGCTTTATTGGGATAGGAACTATCAGTATATTCTTGCGTTTGATCCTGCCCGCACAATGGATAACTCTATTGTTGGCGTTATGCGCATTTATAACGATCCAGAAAACGGCATGTGTGGCGACATTATAAATTGCGTGAACATGGTTGATCTTGCGAACGAGAAAAAATTCAAGCTCGATTCTAATCGTCAGCTTGAGCAGTTACATGAGTTGATTCTACATTACAATGGTCAAAATCCTGATTACGAGTACATTGATAGATTGATGATTGACCAAGGCGCTGGCGGCGGTGGTACTTCCACATATGCGGACGGTTTACTTAACAATTGGACTGATAAAACAGGCGCAGAACATCGTGGTTTTATCGACGCAAATCATGAATTATATGAAGGATATGATACCCGTTACCCAGATGCTGTTGATATGCTACGTCTAATTAGTCCTCGTAAATTCCGCACTGCAATGGTTGAGGAATTTATTGAGCTGATGAATCTTGGTGTCATTCATTTCCCTCTTGAATACAACGGCGGAGATTATGTTCAGGTAGTAGACGGTGTGGATAAATCAACTGGTCAAGAAATTTTGAAGACGCATGAACTTTCCTTAGAGGAACAGACTGCGTGGGTTAACATCGACTTGATGAAGAACGAGATCACAAGTATTCAGAAAACGACAAACTCTGAAAATACGACCGTAACATATGCTTTGGCACCCGATGTTGCCAACAAAATTCACGATGATAGGTTCTATGTTGCAATTTTACTTGCTCATCGTCTATACGAATTACGTCGTAAGGATAAAGTGCGCCAGTCTGCGGTGGAGACAATGACTGCTCCGCCGATTTGTATTTCTAACATTGACTTCTAAGCAGAGGAGGTGAAAATGTGGCAAGAAAGAAAAAGGAAGATTTTGATGTCGTGACTGCTTCACAGACAGATGACGGTACTGTAGTTATTACCTCTTTGAATGAACTTTCAGAAGAGAGGATGAATAACGTCATCCGAAATGCAGTTGCGTCTTATGACCCTGAAAATAAGCAGTATAGTACATATCTGAAAATTTCAGCCTCCTCTGAGACACTGACCGTTGACCGAATTGATGAGCTTGCACAAGGGCTACAGTCAAGTCTGACGAATGTGCAGACGGTCAATGGAATCATCCGTAATTACATCAACAAGGATGACCTGATTGGCATTACTTATGATGCGATTGAGGCGAATGTTAATACGGAGTTTAAATGCAGTTTCGCACAGTTCCCTGAACAGCGTAATAAGACAAAACAGGTAAATTACGCCCGTGAAGTGATTGATGATTTCAACGCACAAATCAACGTGCGAAGTCTGTTGCGTGCTGCCATTCCGATGACTTACGCCGAGGGCACTTATATTACATACCTTCGTCAAAAGGATGAGAACTACATTGTAGATTATTACCCTCTTGGTATTGCTGAGATAAGTGATTACCTATCGAATGGTCAGCCTGTTGTGCTTATAAACATGTCTAAGCTGAAATCCGCTTTGAGCAAATCTATGCTGAAGGATAAGAAGAATAAAGCACTATTCTTTGAAAATCAGGAGACCGAGATTCAGAACAACTATCCAGATGAGGTATATCAGGCATTTAAGAATGGTGATACATACGCAAAATTGGATGTTGACCATTGTGGTGTGATTCGTATTGGCAACATGGGGCAGAAATATGGCGTCTCTCCCCTGTTCCGCGCATTACGTCCGGCATTGATGCTTGAAACTTTTGATACTTCAGACCGTGTAAATGCTAAGGCAAAGGCAAAGAAAATCATCTGGCAACAGCTTGACCCTGAGTTGATGGGACCAAACAAAGATAAAAAGGGCTTCTCTGAACAAGTGACGGCGCACGATAACCTGCTGCGTGCATGGAAACAAAATACTGTGCTTGTGACAACCGCTCCTTATGTAAAGGATATCAAGTATGTTGAGCCAAAAGTTGAGATGACAAATATCGAGACTGTTAAACAGTATCGCAACCGAGAGATGGCTGCTTTGGGTATCAGTTTCTTAAATACCGACGGTCAGCAGACTGTTTCAACTGCAAAGGTGTCTCTTGACCAGTTGATGAAAAATATCGGTAAGATTGCGGAACAGATTGAGGATGTATTAAAGCGATGGTATCGAATTCGCCTTGAAGATGCAGGTGTAGACCCGATGTACTGCCCTGATGTGAAGGTCTCTACTACTGAAATGATGGGTATGGAGATGAAGAAGGCGATTGCTCAGTTCCTGTTTACCACTTTGAACTGTTCTTACAAGACTGCTTACGAGTATATGGGGCTTCATGCTGAGGACGAATTACGCAAGCGTCAGGCTGAAACCGAGGAAGGTTATGACGATGTTTTTGTAGCTCGTCAGACCTCTTATACATCGACCGGTAACACCGGCGGTGGTGGTGACAGTGATAAAAAGACAGGTCGTCCAAAGGGAGAGGAAACTGAAAAACAAATTTATGACCAGCAGAGAAATGAAGATAGTAAGTGAGGTGATAAACGATGAGTAAGGAGTATTTCTATAGTAGAAATATCTGTTGCTCTGAGATTACGGAGCATCCAGACCACTATCTTGCCAAGTTTGTCATCTGTGACTTCTCAGTAAATGGGAATCAGGTTGCTTTGAATCGTGACACCATTGAAAGTTGGATGAGTACACTGGTTGGCAACCCGCTTGTTGGCAAGTTGGTCGTAGCTCCAAAGGGTGAACTGGATTTTTCCGGTCACAATATGAAAGTCGTCACCAGAAAAGACGATGATGGCAATGAATACAAGACTGCCGAATTTGACACTGATGCGTTCGGTAGTTTTCAGTCGGTCGGTATCGAGAGAATTGACGATACCGACTTTATTGTTGCCTCTTGTAAGATCTGGAAGCGATATCCAAAGGCTTGTGCGACGATTCTGCGCCGTATTGAGAGCGGCACATTAAATACCAGTTGGGAAATTGATGTGCTGAAAGCTCATAAGGGAATTGTGGGTGGCCGCATAGCAAAAATCATTGACGATGGTGTGTTTACTGCACATTGCTTGCTTGGTGCAAATGTTGAACCAGCATATAAGTGCTCTAAACTGCTTGAAGTCGCTGAAACCGATTTTGGTCTTGAATTGGCAAATGCCTATATCGAGGATACAAAAGAGATTTCAAATATAGAATCTAATGAAAAGGAGGCAAAAAATTTGGAACTGAATAAGGATAAGGAGACTCAGACCGCACAGGTTGAGAATCAAACCGAGACTGAGCAGGCAGAGCAGACGGCTACTGAGTCTACCACTGAGCCCACCACTCCGGCAGAGCCTGATGTTCAGACTTCCGAGGAAGGTGGTGAAACCCCTCCCCCGACTGAGCCTGAAACCGGTACTGAGCCTGCTGGTGAGCCAGAGCCGGAGTCTACCACTGAGACTTCCAGTTTGACCGGTCATGACCTGTACGAGAAGCTGAATGAGGCTGTTGTGAAGTTTAATTCAGATATGTATCTAGCCGAAGTGTTCCCCGAAGATCACACTATCTGGTGTAAGAAATTTGGTCGTTGTATGAACGATTTGGATTACATCATGTTCTCTTACACCGTTGAGGGCAACGAGGTTTCTCTTGGCGAGCCGCAGCGTATCACTCTGACTGTTTCTATTTCTGATGTTAACACCAAGATTGCGGAGCTGAATAACACTATTGCAAGTCTGAATACTGAGCTGCAGAGTGCAAAGGAAGAGGTTGCTTCTCTGGCTCCATATAAGGATCAGGCAGAGAAGGCAGAGGCAGAAAAAGCGGCTGCAGAGCTTGCACAGAAGAAGGAGGATCTGCGTCAGTACGCACTCTCCAGCAAGATGATTACTGAAGCTGAAGTTTCCGATGGTGGCAATTACGCAAGTCTGATTGAGAATCTGGACGAGACCGGCATCAAGAATGTGATTGCCGAGCGTTGCGTTGAAGCTGCCAAGAAGGCGCCTGCTGAAAAGAAGATTGAGACCTCTGAGGTACATAAGTCTGAGAGCATTAAGCTGAATTTGAATGAAACCAAGTATAACACCACTAACGCTAACAAGCGTGATGCATGGCGGGAATATTTGGGTAAGTAATAACATTTAAGAGAAAGGAAAAATATTATGATTCGTGAACTGATGGTAAACGGCGCGAAGAATATTCCCGCTAACTATGCCGCAAAGGTCGATATGGTCACCGGCATGGGTGTCCAGGTTGACCACAAGGCTGGTCAGGTTAAGTTCCCTGACGCAGCTACCGCTGAGGGCATCGAGATGGTTGCCCATGAGTTTATCCCGGAGGGCATCTATGCAAGCCAGACTAATTTTGATGACTATGATAAGATGGCAACCGAGATTAAGGCAGGTGTGCTGGTGAAGCGTGTTCCTCTGTATGCTGGCGAGCTGTACGGCACCGACCAGTACAAGGATGGCGATGCACAGGATACCAATATCGGCAAGCTGCTGGAGGTCAATATTGACGGTAAGTGGCAGGTTGTTACTACTGGTACTTCTCGTTTTGAGTTTGCTGGTGTGATGGACGACAACGGCCACAAGCTGATTATGATCAGTGTGCTGCCCGAGGCAAAGACTGTTGCTTGATTGAGAGAAAAATCTTGAATATGATACGTGAAATTTAAGGCTATCGTCTTTGGACGGTAGCTCTTTTATTTTGCGCGAAGAGAAAGGAAATGAATTATGGCACTGAATATTGAAGTGGCCGAGCTGATGAAGCAGCCTGGTCGTGTTTATGAAGTTGCTGAGAAGACTCAGTACAATCGCGCTATGGATGCCGAGGACAAGGAAATTGCAGAGGTTGTTGGCGCTCATGTTGAGGAGCTGATTGACAAGGGCGATCCCAATAAGGAGATTGCTCAGTTTGTTAACCGCACCGTGACTGATGAGCTGTATGGTGCACCTGACGAACTTCTGGACTCCATGTTTGAGCGTGGTAATGTTGGTGAGTTTGATGACTACGAGGCAGGTCGTACTGTTAAGAATACTCTGAAGGCTTATGATGCAGCTAAGGGTGGCAATGTGCCGAAGTCTTACCTGCACTACGAGACCATTAAACCCGTCTGGCGTAATAAGCAGATTGAGGCTGATCTTAGCTTTGTGGAAGTAAGACGTAATGCTTGGAAGAGTGTGGCAACTCTGACCACCTTTATGACTGAGGCTCTGAAGAACCAGATGTTCTATGACATTTTCAGCATGGTTGATGACGCTATCACTGGTGGTGAGCAGAAGATCGATGCACAGGGCAAGGAGCCCACTATGCAGGACATGGACGCTCTGGCTCTGTATCTGAATGAGTACGCCGATGGTGGTAATCCCTTCACTGTCAGCCTGATGAAGTATTGTGCCAAGATGCGTCGTATGACCGGTTACGCTGAGTATCTGTCTGACGCAGCTAAGGACGAGTTCAACCGTTATGGTCTGGTTAAGACTTATGATGGTGTTGCTATCACTGGTATTAGCTCTGCTAAGAAGCTGGGTGATGGTTCCCTGCTGATCCCGGATAAGCGTATCTATGGCATCGCAGGCAAGATTGGTCGCCTTGACATGAAGGGTGAGACTCATACTTACGAGGATCACGACAACAACAACGAAAAGATCCATCTGATGGTCAAGGACTTTACCTTCGGCTATAGCATTGATCATATCGAGCGCGTTGCTAAGATTGTTCTGCAGTAATTTTTACCAAAGGCAAATTTGAGCGGGGACTTTGCGGTCTCCGCTTTTATAGAAAAGGAGACAAATTATGAGTTCCGTGATGGAAAAGAAGTTTATTGACGTTCTGAACTGCGACGATAACGTGGTTACCATTTCGTCACTGAACGGTAAGGGTTATACTTTCGAGCCCGGTAGTGTGGAAGATCCTTGTGTGATTCCTATTCCGCCGGAGGAGATTATGTATATGAATAGCACTTGTTCTGCGTTCAAGAACGGTGTTCTGCGTTTTCGCCCTGAAGAGCAGAATGAAATCTTTAAGGCTATTGGCATTAAGGGCGACGATGTTCTATTCATTGAAGATATCGACAATGCGATTCTGAATCCCACTGTCGAGAATCTTCAGCGTATGATTGACATTAAGGATGGTGCTCAGTTTGAGCGTATTCGTGGTCGCTTTTATCGTATGACCAATGCCGGTGAAGACCTGTCTACCAAGGTCAAGCGCCTGATTGACGAGCGTTATAAGGAGCTCCGTGCTGGCAAGCGTAACAGTGAGCTGTCTGTCGTACCTGCAACCAAGTCTGCTGATAATGTTCAGGCCGAACTTGAAACTGCAAAGAACCAGATGGCTGAAATGCAGAAGCAGATGCAGGCTATGATGGCACAGATGCAGGCTATGATGGCAGGCGCACAGACTGTTGCACCGGATAATTCTGTAGAAAAGACTACTGTCAAGCGTGGCCGTAAGAAGGCAGAGGCAGAAAAGGCGGAGGTTGTTCCCGCCGAGTAAGATTGGAGGGATAATGTGACCGCATTTTCGGAAATATACGACAAGTTCTACGAGCTGGTAGAAACTGATAGTAATTTCTTTCAGTATTTTGACCTGAGCGAGAATGAAGTGCGAGATCTTGTACATGACCGTGCAAAAAGTTATTTGATGGAGTCACTTTCTGTGATTACAAGAAACATTGAACCGGAAGAGGATTTTAGTTTCGATGATTACGATTCAGAACTAGAAGAGTTTAATTCAGATCTCACATTCGATGAGATTGATATGTTAGCGCATTTGATGTTGGAGCAACATTTTAAGCGTGAGTTTGGGAAGTTGAAAGCATTTAGCGCACAGGACCTTCCTACGAGTTTACAAGTATTCTCCCCTGCTAATGAGCGCACGAGTATTCGTGCTCTTGTGAAAGACATTCACGAGGAGAATATGACGATGTTAGACAACTATATGGCAAAAGACCGCTCGACCCGTAAGCGTAAGACCATCGACTATGATACATACGCTTCCTACTCTGAGTAAGGAGGTGTACCGATGGACTTTTATACAAGGGCACGAGCTGTTGGTGGTGCCGCAAAAATGTCTAACAAAAAGGATGTCAAAATTGCTTTTGCAAAGCGAGATTTTGCTGCACATTTTAAAGATAGCGTTGATTACGAGGATAATGCTCTTGTGAATGGTTTACCTCAGAAGCTGGTTGTTAGTCGCAGTAATAGTATTGCTAAGGAAAAGAAAATCTGGGCTTATCCTGGTGATTCTTTGAATCTTGGCGACATTGTTGACTGCTACAATTGTAAATAGCTGGTAACTGAGATTGAGCCAAACGATGAAATTTTTCTTCGTGGAAAAATGGAGCTGTGTAACCGTCAAATCCAATGGCAAAATCCGATTACTGGTGAGATAGTTTCTCGTTGGGCAACACTGAGCAAGCCTTATTACGCAAATAATAAGGAGATTATTATGACTTCATTGAGTCAACGTGAATATAAAGTACAGATGCCTTTTGATGACGAGACCGCACTGATCGACCTTGATAAGCGCTTTATGTTGGAAATTATCAATGGCGAGCCGAAAACGTATGTTACGACTTCTGTTGACCAGAGTACAGAGCGTTACGAACTGCATGGCAAGACACAGGGGTTCCTTGTGTTGAACATCCGGCAGGATCAGTATAACAGTAAGACGGATAATGCTGAGAAGATGATTTGTGATTATTTTGAGCCAAACAAAATCAACGAATCAGAAATAGATTCTCGTGTGACTGCTACTATAAAGTATGTAGGAAAACCAGAGGTTCGTATTGGTGGTTCTTGGAAAAAATTCTCTCCTATGTTCACAAATGTTGCTGGTGAGGAAATTACTGAAATTGCTAAGTGGAAGTTCGTTTGCCTTGAGGAATTCAAGGAATTTGTAGAAACGCAGAGTGCCATAGATGGTGTTTTTAAAATTCGTATTTTAAATAATAGTATCATGGACGGCGCAACTGTAAGAATTTCTTTGACGAATGCAGATGGTACAGCAAATGCATCCATTGAATGTAAGGTGGTGAGTTTGCTGTGACAACGAGTGAATTGATTACTGATTATAAAAACAAATTGGCCTTGAAGCTGGTTAATACTGATGGGCTTGTTGAAGCGATGGGCAATGATGACATTGAAGAGCCTGACGAGGCGATTTATACATACATCTTCCCATACTTCCATATTCCTGACACGATTGAGGCAGCGCACAGCTATATTTGTTTTAAGGTAAATATGACTGACCGAAGCAACGTCAACGACTGGTATGAAAACTTCACACTTACTGTGTGGGTTATTGTGAACCAGGCGCTGATGAAAATGAAGGGCCATGGTGGTGCAACACGAGTTGACTATCTGAGTGGTCTTGTGGAAAAAGAACTACACGGCAGTACAATTTTTGGAATCAAACAGCTTAAAATCACATCCAATATCGAGGACAATATGGATTTACACCATCGTGTGCGAATTATGACGTTCAAGACGCAGGATTTGGATGACCTTGTGGGGTGTGGCTGATGGAGCTTCGGGAAATGTACGAGCCAAGCTTGATGCGCGGAAGAGACTTTAAAATCAACGACAAAATTACGATTCACATGCCTTCGGTCGGTGACATCATCGATTATGGTGAGCAAAAGTATTTTCAGTTGGTTTATTTATTCTGTTCTACATCGAGCGATTACAAGGCACAGCTTGACTCTGTTGGAATTGATTGGCAGAAGATTTCGGACTTTGAAATGTTCCGGCAACTTTTTATAGGCAATAAAGATCAAGATATGTCTATTTTGCTTGGCGATATGGACACTTCTGGGTTTATGATGGCGAAAGATAACATAAGTGGTGAGATCGTATTACACAACAGGCTTACGGACACTCGTATTGACCATGTGGTGTATGAAACGATTTCTCAGTACCTATGTGCTGCGAATGGAATTGAAAAGCATTCCGAGTTTGCTGCTGACGAACCGACAAGAATTGCAATGATAGAGGAAGCCAGAGACAACTTGGAGTATCAAAAAATTAAGCGTTATGAACCACACCTTGCGGAGCTTGTGCTCTCGATGGCGTGTTCGTCTGGCTTTAAAGCAGATTACTTCAAGGCTATGGATTACCCTATGAGTGTATTCATGAATCATGTAAGAAAGATTCAGCAAATAAAAAGTTACGACAATACGATGCATGGCGTTTACGCTGGCACCGTGGAATTTGGAAAGATTCCAAAAGCACAACTGGATTGGACGAGCAAGGTTGATTGACCTTGCTCTTTTATTTTTATCCAAATAAATTGAAAGGAAGAATATTATGAGCGATTTTAATTTTAATGAGGTCGTTATTGACCGCGTTCATCGCATTCACGAGTATGATCTGAACGGCAAGCGTCTGTGGACCATGAATCAGGTTAAGGATTTCAAGCTGACTCTGGGCGGCGAGACCGTTTACGCTCAGGATGCACAGGGCGTTAACATCATGGCATTCGATAAGAGTAAGACTGCAGAGGCAGATTGGTCTAATGCTCTGATGCATCTGGGTGCTCTGGCAGAGCAGATGGGCTCCAAGAAGGAGGTTGCTTCCTCTGAGGCAAAGCAGGTCTTTACCACTGTTGAGTACCTGACTTCTGCTGACGGCAAGAAGCTGACTCTGACCCATACCCCCAAGACTGCTGTTGCAAATGCCCCCTTTAAGTACATCGATCTGGTCGATGGTCAGGGTAATGCACTGAAGACCTTTGAGCTGGGTGAGACCGCAGAGTCTCAGTTCTCTGTTACTGGTACTGAGGTCACTCTGCCCACTGGTGCAGATCTGAAGGCTGGCGACCGCTTTGTTGTGAAGTATCAGTACGAGAGCGAGGAGGGTATTGCTATCAATGATAGCGCCGATAAGTTCTCTACCGAGGGCGAGTTTGTGATTGAGGCATTCTGCTACAATCCCTGCGATAAGGCAAATAAGAAGCTGATGCGTATCATCTTCCCGAATGCCAAGATGGATAATGCTATCGATATGACTTTCACTAATGAGCTGGCTCATCCGGTCAAGATTAGCGCTACTCAGGAATACTGCTCTGAAGACAAGCGCCTGTTCCGTATTGAGACTGCTGCTGCCTAATGGCAAATCTGAATTGGTGCCGTACTTGCGGAAAAGAATATCCGGTTTGCCCGCATTGCGAGCAGGATGCGCGTCTTAATCCTTGGCGAATGATTTGCGACACTGAGCCGCACTTTCTTGTGTGGACTGCCGTAAACCAGTATCGTCAGGGAATTATTTCAAAAGAGACGGCAAAAGCAGATCTGACTACTCTTTTGATGCGCAAGTACAAGAATGTTACGAAAGCCGAGGTAGAGACTTTTATCCCAGCTGTTCGTGATGTTTTCCATGAGATCATGGATGAGCCTGCAAAGGCTGAGAATGAGTCATCTAGTGATGTAAATGATGAGACGCCCGTGAAGCCGGTAGTTAAGAGAACATCAAATCGTAAGGGGCGGGCATAACCGCCCCTTCGTTTTTCGTGGTGGTTTTATGGAGAAAAAGAACAGGACAAAGTTTAATGTCAGTAAGAATCCAGCAGATAGAACATATGACGGCGTAGTTTATGATAGTAAGGCAGAAATGTTGTTTTATCGAGATATTGTATTGCCAAGGCTGGCAAGCGGCGAAATTGTAGAGTGTCGTAAGCAAGTCCCATTCCTTCTGCAGGAAGCGTTCCGCCGGGTCGATAAGGACGGAAAGGACGTAGCGGTGCGGAAGATTGATTATGTGGCGGACTATGAAATTACATATCGAGATGGCAGCAAACAAGTGATTGATACGAAAGGATTCGCTGATAGTGTTGCGCTGATGAAGCGCAAGATGTTCTGGTTCAAGTATCCTGATGTAGATTACCGCTGGATCACATACTCCAAAATTGATGGAGGTTGGGTCGATTACGACGACCTAAAAAAAGCTCGAAAAGAGCGAAAGAAATTAAAGCAAGCACAGACGAAAGGGAGATAAAATGAAGGTTTTAAATTTTCAGGAGCGAATTGACTTCGTGAAAGAGGTCATTGAGATGTGTACTGTTCAGGACGATTATCAGCCTGCGCTGTTTGATGTGGCATTTCGGCTGACCTGTTTGAAGTATTTTGTTGGTTATGATTATCGCAATGAACCGCAGACTGAGTGGCCGCGCATTGCTTATGAGTCTTTTAACCTGAAGATTGAAGCTGCAGGTTGCGATACTTCTACGTTCTGGGATCAGTATGATTCTCTGGAGAAGGCAGTGCAGGAGCGTGTGCAGCGTTCTCACGATGAGTATCTTGCTCTGGCAATTTGCAACAAGCGCGATGCGTTTGCCGAGTTTATTGATTACCTGAAGGATTATCTGGATGAGGCAAAGAAGAATCTTGGAGACTTTGATGTAAATCAGGCTTCTCAGGTTATGTCTGCCCTGCTGGACAATAAGCAGGAGATCTCTGCTGTGCTGGCAAAAGATAAAAAGGAATAAACACTTTTAGAGGTGGGTTGGAGGGAATTTTAATATGGCTACAAGAAGTAAACCGCTGAAGCTATGGGATGCTGAGAAGTTCAAGAACGTAAACCCAGTGTCTTTGAAATACTGGGATAGATATGAGACTGATATGGGCATCCGTGACCTCAGCCCGTCTACTGTTTACAATTATGAATCTGATTTCAAGCAGTGGATGATTTATGTTCTGGACAATCAGGGTAATGCCCCTGTGACGGAACTTGAGGAAGAGGATATCGAGGAATTTCTGTTCTACTGTAAGAAGCATGGAAACAACTCTGCTCGTATGAAACGGCGTATGAGTACAATTTCTGCGCTATATCGGTATCTTCGCAAGAAGAAAATTATCAAAGAAAATCCGATGGAGTTCATTGACCGACCGACCAAGGACGTGGCTGTTGTGAAGCAGACATACCTTACACCGGACGAGGTTAAGTTGATGCGAGAGAAGCTGAACGCTATGGTTGAATCTGCGACCACCGTTCACATGAAGGATAATGCGATGACGTTGCGTCTGTACGCACTGTTCTCACTATCAACGATGGCTCGTGTTAATGCTGTGCGAAATACACTCTGGAAGTCTATCGATTATGAGAACCGTATGGTGCATGACGTTCTGGAGAAGGAAGGCAAAATTGTTGATTTGATGTTCAGCAAGGAAGTTTCTGAGCTTTTGAAAGAGCTGAAGGAATACCGTACTGAGCATGATATTGAGGATGGCGGCTATGTGTTTGTTGGTACGAAAATCAATGGCGCATGGATGCCGATTACTTCGAGCACGGCTGGTGATTGGTGTAAGAAGATTGGTGAGATGATTGATGAGCCTACGCTGCATCCGCACGATTTCCGGCACAGTGGTGCTACCCTGCTGAAGAATGCGGGTATGAGTCTGGAAGATGTCTCTTCCCTGCTCAACCATGCTGGCACGGATGTGACCAACAAGTATTACATCAAAAAGGATACGACAAAGATTCAGTCTGCAAAGGATCGGTTTGAGATTTGAGGTGTAGTGAATGAAACAGTCATATACAAACTTCGATGACCTATTGAGTGATGTGGCAGATGGTGTGGAGCAAATTATGCAGGACGTAGCTCCGCAAATCGAAACAGTTCTTCAAGCAAGTGCGAAGAAAAATATTCAGTCACAATCAGCCCGTTCTGCTGGAATCGAAGATGCAAATAATATTGTAAGTAGTGTGACTCGTGATGGAAACATTGTTACGATGATTGTGAAAGACATCGCAAAACCGCAACCGTCTTATTTTCTTGGTGGGAAGAAGTTCGATTCTCAACGTGTAGCAGATACTTTATTGTACAGAGAATATCATTTTGGTGGCTCACCGATTGTTTGGAACGAATATGGTGGGGCAAATATTCTATTTGATGAACGTGAGAACGCGGCTGTTGGTGGAACTATGTTTGCGAACTGGATCGAGAATGGTCTTTGGATGGATCTGAGTTATTATCTTCGGTCTGGCGGGCAGAAAGAATATCGCCCTGCACGTCCGTTTATTGCCCCTACGCAAGTAGAGGCGGCAATGATTGTTAAGACGGCTTTACATGGATTGTAAAAGCCATCTTTTATGAGAATTTATTTGGAATAAAATTCAATGAGAGGAGGGCTGGCTTTAAGGAGCTGGCCGCTTCTCTTTTTTGTTTTGAAAGGAATGTTGAAAATGGAAAAGAGAGGTGACCAACGGTATGGCGGATAATACAAACACCGCAAGTAGTGCTGATACTTCCTCTGTAACGGCCATAAAGGTCAAGGTCGTTCTTGATACTACTACCGAGGAGTTAAAAAATCAATTTAAAGGAGTTCAAAACAGTTTTAAAAAGGCTCCTGTGGAGATTGCTTTTGGTGTAAACGAAGGCGCAACCATCGGCAATGTTAATGCCGCATTGAAGCGAATCATTAAAAAGGTAGAGTCTCCAAAACTCACTTTGAAAATAGATGAATCTAATATTGATGCTGCTGTAAAGAAGGCTGTTAATAAAGCACAGTCTGGCGCGAAAAATGCGAAAACCGAGGTCAAAGTAAACTTAAACACTAATGAAGCGAAACAAAAACTAGATGCTTTTTACCGAAGGGTTCAAGAAAAAGGTTCTCTTTACAAGGATGCTCTCAAACTTGAATCGTCTGGTAAAAATCAGCCAGAGTTAGAAGAGGTTTTACGTCAACTTCAAGCGGTTAGAAATGAAGCTGGGCGGCTGCGTACAGAACTTGTAAACATTCTTCCGACGGAAGAGTTTAGCAAAATTTCCGAAATTGAACGAGCAACAACTAATAGTATTTCTAGGCTTGAGGCTCGGCTTCAAGGGTTAAAGAATGCCGCGAATGATGGAACGTTAAAAGCTTTAAAAAAATCACAAAGCGATCAAACTAATACGTACTCAAATAATCTTGCTGACGCCAATAATAAATATAAGAATTTTTCTGGAGCTTCTGATGTAAAATCTTCTCTTGCGGATGTTCAAAAGCAGATTGATATTCTTAACACGCTTGAAAGCGGAACGCAAGATTATGCTAATCAATTAAAGGTTGTCGCTGATACATGGGCTGACGCCACTCGCCAGATGAGTACTTTTGATGAAGCTCAGAAGAAAGCTGAAAATCATGTCAAGAGCATGACGGAACAGGCGCTGAAATGGAAGGAATCCATTAAGGACAGCGATACTGCTTCGCAAGAATTGAGAGATTCCATTGACGGTATTATTGATGCGTCTAAAAAGTTGGATTCAGACCATAGTTCAGATACATATAAGAAAGGCGTAAAAGACTTAGATGATGCTTTTATTAGTACAAAGGCATCGATGTCCGTGTATACAGATGGCTATAAAGACCTTGAATCCACAGCGAGAAGAACACTGACTGAAATTCGCAAAAAAGAGTTAGAGTTAGAGCAGACAGGAAACCATAGTTTTGACAGTATTCTTATTGGCGACAGTAAGACGACTTCTCTTGATGATAGTCTTGAAAGTCAACTTAATTCCTTAAAGGGAATGAACACTCAATCTGCTACGTACAAACAACGAGTAAGTGAAATTGTTGAAGAGTGGTTAAAGGTAAAGCTTCAAATTGAGCAAGCTTTGAGATCCGAAGAGGATTTGGAAAAAGAAGCCGAACAGAAGCACGGTCAAGTCCGTTCAAAGCAAGCTGCCTATAACACTATTCAAAATAGATTAAGTAGTACGGAATTCACAAGAAAAAATAGTGTTGCTTTAGGACGATTTAACACTGGCTTGTTGGATGATGGCAAAACTGGGCAACAAGTATTGGCAGAGCTAGATGCTGCTATGAAACAGTTGGACGAAAATAAAGGTCCAACAGAGTTTAAAGCAACACTTCGTCAAGTTGACGATTTACTTGTTCGGGTGAGAAAACATATTGACGATGCTTTGGTGCAAAGCCGTCAGACAAAGACAGCAAATACTGATACAGATAAGATAGAAAATCTTATGCGTACTCTATATCAGTATAAAGAAACACTTCATGGATTTGAAGGTTCAAAGTTTGAAGCAGAATACAATGAGCTTTTTGATGCGATTAAAAATGGTAGTTATTCTTTTGAAGAAGCTCAAATGAAAGTCAGCAAATTCCAAAATGCTTGCCACCAAGCTGGATTAGAAACTGAAACGCTTGGTCAAAAACTGTCTCGTCTGTTCAAGGAACATTTCCAGACCGCCATCGCTATGGCCGGAGTTGCAATGGTCAAACAAGGTCTGCGAGAGGTTTATGATAATGTTCTGGAACTGGACACGGCTGTAACAGAGCTTAAAAAAGTCAGTAAAATGACTGGCGACGAGATGAATGAATATCTCGATAGAACTGCAACAAACGCTCGTGAACTTGGTGCGAATATCTCCGATCTTGTGAGTAGCACAGCCGATTGGAAACGCCTTGGATACACTGATAAAGATTCAGAAGAGCTTGCTCGTGTGTCTGCTCTTATGGCTAACGTTGGAGACCAAATAGATAATGCAACAACTGCTTCTTCTTACCTGATTTCTGCAATGCAAGGTTTTGGGTTGGTTGCTGATGATGCAGAGCGTCTTCTGGACTGCATGAACCAAATCGCTAATACCGAACCAGTCAGTATGAACGACCTTGGAATTATCATGCAGAAAAGTTCAGCTGCGATGTCTGCCGCCGGAAATACATATCAGGAGACGCTTAGTTTGGCGGCTGCTGTGAATGGTGTACTTCAGGACGCCGATACGAGTGGCACTTACCTAAAAACTTTGAGTATGTACCTTCGTGCTTCAAAAACAGATGCTGAAAATGCCGGTATCGCAACAGATGGGATGGCAGATTCTGTATCCGAACTTCGATCTGAGTTGAAGCAACTTGCTGGTGTTGATATTATGAAGGATAACAATACCTTCAAATCAACCTATCAGATTATGAAGGAACTTTCTGAGGTTTGGAAAAATCTGTCTGACACAACACAGGCAAATATTACTGAGTTGATCTCTGGAAAGAGAGGAGGTCAGAGTACATCTGCCCTGCTGAATAATTTTAGCGTTGCTGAAGATGCTATGAAGCAGGCGCTTAATTCTAGCGGCAGCGCAATGCGTGAGAACCAGACGTACATGGATTCATTGCAGGCAAAGCTTAATCAGCTTGATTCTGCATTCCAGAAGTTTAGTACGGACTTGATGAAGTCAGATATTCCGAAGTTCTTTGTAAGCCTTGCTACAGTTTTTGTTGACGGTGCAGATAGTGCTGTAAAATTTGCAGGTGCATTACCCACTTTGACAGCTGCCATCTCTGGCGTGTTGTCCGTAATGCAGATGAGCGGAAAGCTCAAGAATGGTGCGGGTAAAGTTAATATGCCCTCTTATATTTGTTGCGTATAAAAATATAGGATGCGGCACCATGTAAAAATAAAATAGCCCCTAGAGTGCTGGGAAACCCTAAGAGCCATATCGCCTATTGTTATATTTATATAATGTAGGAATCGAAAGATAGAAACAAGGATATGGATGCTATATGCTGAGACAAAAGCTCGGTTTTATCGTATTGTAAAAATATGGTAATAGTTGAGTGCTAAGTAGCGTTTACAATGGGCGGTCAGCAGCCGATCCACTCCCCTATTATATAATGTAGGAGGGTGGAAGGTTCATCGACTAAAAAGGGTCAGTGAGCAACCACTGGAAGGATAGTCAGTTTTGGACGAAAGTTCAGAAGTCCACCTCAGACGTAACCAGACGACTTAAAGAAGTAGGTGGAAACGAGGAGACGTGCTATTCTCTAGCGCGATATAAATAGGAGAAAATATTTAAAAATATAATCCGACATGATTCATATTGACAGCTGACGCAGTGGCGGCTATAATGAAAATATAATCGTATAAATTTATTTTACGGAGGTATTTATCATGCCGAGACCTAAAGGAAGCAAAAACAAGGTTACCATGATTGCAGCGGCTTCTATCGATTATGCCGCGCTGATCGATGAAAAGCAGTCCGCAAAAGATTCGTTGAATGCAGAGGTTACTTCTATCGCGGCTAATATCGATTCTTTGAAGGCTGATCTGAAGTCTAAGAAAGCTGAAATCAAAAAGCTGGATAAAGAGTTAGTTAAACTTACTGAAAAGAAAGACGAAGCTGACAAGAAAGCTGCCGAGGCCGCCGCCGAAAAGGAAGCCGTCGATCTTGTAAAGAAGGCGCTGGCAAATGGAACTACTGTTGATGATATTCTTGAGCTGCTGAAATAACTGTTGCGCCACGGCACATGAATTAAGCCCGACTTTCCTACTACTGGGAGGCCGGGTGTTTTAATTTGCGTTGCTTTTTACGACAGTCTGTGATACACTCTTATAAAAAGGAGTGTTGATTCATGGAAAACAATAAAAAGCATGTGCCGAATATGGAAATTTCTAATTTTGGCGGTCGTTCTATTACGGACTACACGTATCATGGCGGCAAGGACGAAACTACAGAGAATCAGCTGAATGCTTATTTCAGAGATTATAGTGATAATAGATTGAAAAGCAAAGATGGAGGCGCTGATGACGGAAATAGTAAAACTAATCAACAGCATTGATACGCTGTTTAATGTATTTGTTCCAGGCGCAATCTGTGTCTGGTTTTATATGAAGCTGTCTTTAAAGAAAATTGAATATCAGGGATATCTTATTTTAAGTATCGCAGTTGGTTTTGTATTAAAGTATACGGTTGATTACTTAGATAGAATCCTTCCTTTTGTTGTAGTTGGTTTTCCTATCGTACTGGCATACGTTCTTTTAGGGCTGCTTGCCGCTGCCGCATTTTACAAAGTCAAGAACTCTGTTTGGGCTCGAAAAATAATGGTCAACATTCTTGGAGTTGAGCCGAGTGACAATATTTGGACTAGGCATATCGATTCTCATGGTAATTTGATGATGCTAAACATGGATGATGGGTCTCATATTTTAGGAAAACTAGAAACAGCAGATGATGAGTATATTACATTAACATATCATTGCTCTGCAAAATCAAAGTCTGGTAAGGATATGGATGATGCCGCAAAGAATGCAAATACCGGTTCTGTCCTCTGTATCCCAATGAGTCGCGTTAAGAGTTTTGAGTTTTTGTATTGCGATAGAAATTCCGCAATGGCAAAATACGTTTTTCGCTAAATCTAAATACGACCAACTACCCTGCTACTTTGTATAGCAGGGCTTTTCTTTTTATCACCACTCGTATCCACAGTTTTTACAATGGAAAGTTTTCTTCACTTTTCCACTGGCAAAGCCCCAGAATGCTACATCTAAGACTTTAGAAGCGGTTCCGATCTTTTCAAGGTCTGGCGAGCCACAAGTAGGACATTTTGGAACATACTTCGGATGTTCTTTCTCCTCCAAGTCGGCTCTATATTGAGTGTCAAATTCGGTAGCTTTGAGTTGTATTTTCTTTAGGTGCTCTTTATCAATCTCTGAGATATTTCTTTTAGGATTGGTTTTTGCTTTCCAATCGTACTGTTCTCGTTCTTTCATTCGAGTCCAGTTCTCATATAAAATAAGATCTCTTATACAAAAAGCACACAATGTATCCCATCTTGAATAAAATTTATCGCAGAACGGGCAGTATTTAACATATTTTTCCATTTTTTGATTTCTCCTCTCAAACCGATATTAACTTTCTTCGGCGTTAAAGATGGAAAGATTGAAGCGACTGCACTAAAGCGAATTGCAGATTCCTTAAACAACCTCATTAACACTTATGTTGCATGGGCAGACACTGTTGGGCAGGATTATAGCATATCTAATTTTATCAAATGGTTAAAAAACAGTCAAGGTGAGATTGTAGCAACAGAGCTTAGAATGTACGCTCTAAAAGCGGCCACACTTGCTTTGAATATGGTTTTTGCCATGTTTGCGGGATGGGTAATTTCTGCTGGAATGAACGCATTCATTAACTGGATGAAGAATGCGAAGACGCACTCCGAACAGCTGATTTCTACGATGGAAGATGCACATGATGCCGCAGAAGAAGCACAGCAGGATGTTGATGACATCCAACAAAAGCTGGATGACCTTGACCAAAAGGTAAAAGACCTTGGTGCAGAAAAAATTGAGGACATTGTTGACCCACAAGAGAAAGCAAAGATTCAGGAAATCAACAATCTGCTGGAGACCCAACTTCGATTGAAGAAGCAAATCGCTGACGATGAAAATAATAAAGCAAACAAGGCTGCGTCTGATGTATTCAACGACAAGTCAGAAGTTGTAGTATCTAATGAAACCCCAACGTCTTATGCGGAAGCTGACCCGAATGGCATTGGAGTGACTGTCACTCCGTCTAAGAATGTCACACGGACGGAAGCTTTGCGTGAGCATACAGCTAGAGTCAACGAGCTATCGGATGCTTATGTAAAACTCATGTCGGATGAGAATGCAACCGATGAGGAACGTGCTCAGGCAAAGAAAAATCTTGAAGATGAAATCAGCCTTACAAATGATGCTGGCACAAAAGTTTCTGAGCTTGCGGATATGTATGAGACAGATGCTTCTAAATACGGAGATGTTTCTTCCGAAGTTCAGGAATGTACAGATTCAATGCAGGGAGCAAGTGATGCTCTTGAGCGTGCAAACAATCTGCTAAACGGCACAACAAGCGTTGAAAATACAAATCTTGATGCTTTTAAGAGTAAATTCAAGGACGTAATCGAGGAAATTGATAATGGCTATCTGTCTATGCAGGAAGCTATTGCTCAATACAAAGACCTCTCTCCCCTGCAAGCATTTGGCAGTATGACTGGCGAGGCCATCATTAACATTGATTCTGACACAGCTCATCAGACTGAAGCTGAAGCTACCGCTCTTGCAAAGCTTCATGAAATCGCTGACGCAAATAATATCTCGTTTGAGGATTTGATCGGTGCATTTGAACAACTTGGTATTGTTGCCACAAGCGACACTAGCGGAATTGCAAACTATGCAACTCAGCTTGAAGAGACCATGAAAGCTATTGATAGCTTGCAATCTTCGTATAAATCTTGTTCTTCTGCCGTTGAGGAGTACAACAAATATGGTTATCTGAGCACTGACACTATGCAGTCTTTGCTTCAAATGGATACAGAATATCTAAATTGTCTTGACTTGAAAGATGGAAAACTCCAGATTAACAAGCAGAGATATGCAGAATTACTGGCTGCTCAGTACGCTCAAGCAGAAGTTGAAGCTATTGATCAAGCCATTACAGAGCTAAACACGATTGCAAAGGGCGATGCGGCAGAGAAAACTCAGACCCTTACGACTGCAACAGAAGATGAGAAAAATAAACTCGTTGCTCTTTGCCCTGCCCTTGAGGACGCAACTGTTGGCACTGGTGAATTAGCTGCCGCTTTAGCAGCTGCGCAGGGTGCCGCAAACGGTGGAAATGCAGAGCAGATTCAGGCTCAAATCGATGCTGTTATGGGAGCTTTGAATACAAAAATCACATTGTTGAAGAAGAACACCCAAGCGGCTATTAGCAGTGGTACTTCTCTCGGAAATCAATTGAATGGTTTCAATGAGAAAACAAATAAAAACAACAAATCAACAGCAAAATCTGTTACCGACGTGTCTTCTGCTTTCGATACCTTGAATAAGGCTATGAAGGAGTATAACCAGTATGGCTATCTGTGTGCTGACACAGCAAAGTCTTTGGTTGGGCTCGAAGACAAGTTCACTGCTTGCCTGACTGAACAAAACGGAAAGCTCCAAATCAATGTAGAGCAGTTCCGTAAGTTTGTGAAAGAGCAACTCAAGGAAGCAAATGCCGCAAAAGATGGCGGGAAATCAGCTGATGAGATGAATAAAATTCTGAACTATCTTGATCAGAATGTAGATACAACAACCATCTCTTTCGAGCAGTTGACTGACGCCATCAAGGGCTACGGCACTGCGATGGATGAAGCCAAGGAAAAGACGGACGCTATAAAATCCGCATTTTCTGATCTTTACGATGTTGGCACACAGAAAAAGGATAACGACTTTGGCTTCTTGGATATGGACGCCATTGAGAAGCAGTATCAGGCTGTTCGTAATCTGTATGAAAACACAGACCTATTTACAAATCCAAAATATGCTAGTGCTCTGAATTCCGAAACCGGAGAAGTTGACTACAACAGCGATGCATTTAAACAGATGTTTGCAGATCATCTGAAAGAACTTGCGGCGTCTGCCCGTGAGACCGGTGGTGCTGCTGGAGAATATCTTGCACAAGGTTTTGAAGATGCTGCTGCCAAGATTGCAAACAACGTGATGAGCATTCGTGAGTGCATTGATGGAATTGGTTCTTCTTTGAATTATGCAACCGACAGGATTGATCATTTCCAAAGTGGTTTCTCCGATATCTCTGATATCGTCACTCAATACAACACTTATGGTGGCCTAAGTATTGATAATTATCAGAAGTTGATGAGTCTCGATGATGATTATATTAAGTGTTTGAGTCTTGAAGGTAATCAGCTGAAGTTCAATACAGAAGCATATAAGGAACTTTTCATTGCAAAACTGAACGCAATGATTGATGAGTATGATGCTGCAGACGAAACAAAAGCACTTGCTCAACGTCTACGTGAATTGAGGGATGCCGTAATTGCATCCGGTGATGGCTTTACAGGTGCAGAAGATAAGGCTAAAAACTTCGAGACAACACTCGGAAATATTAAGAGCCTCCTGAGTGATCTAATTGGTGTATTTGAAAAGTTCAACGAGAACAAATCGAATGACCTAAAGATTCAGGGTGATGCTTGGATTGATGTCATTGATAAACGAATTGATGCCCTTAACGAAGAAAATGATGCACAGGAACGAGCAATCGAACTGGCAAAACTTCAGGATGAATACGAGCGTGCAAAGGCCAATAAGACTGTCCACGTATATGGCGGCAGAGGTCAGGGCTTCGTATGGAAAGCAGATGAAAATGCTGTTCGTGAAGCTGGGCAAAACCTGTCTGACAAGCAACGCGAGTATAAGAAGAAAGATGAAATTGACAGGTTAAACAAGCTCAAGGATAAAGTTCAGGAAGCAAATAGCCTTATCGGCACCAGTTGGGATGATTATCAGAAGAAGCTAAAATACACTGCCGAGTTCGAGGCCATGACATTTGAGCAGATGGAAGGTCACTATGATGGCTTTAAGAATAGTATCCTAGACAATATGCGTGACATTCAGTCTGCTACTAATGTCAGTAATGCTATTACAAATCTCGAAAAACTAATCAATACTCTTAAAACGCTTAACAACGTTATAACATTTTTCACTTCTGGCGGTGTAAGCACTGATGGCGGTGGAATCTTTGGTTTGTTCCGCAATTTGAAGAACATGTTCACTGGCGAAAGCGGTGATTTTGATTTTGGTGCTGGCTTCAAGAAGATGTTCGATGGAGCGGCCAAGGCTGTTTCTGACGGCTGGAACTGGATCACTGGTAAGAATAGGGCTGGTTCTGCCGCACTAAAATCAGACACAACCGCGACATTGGATATCCTTGGCAACACAATAAAGGTGAATACCGGCGATATTCAGCGTGTATCTGGTGGATTCTTTGAGAGACTGGTTGGTGCTACGAAAGACAATCTTGGAAGTATCGGTAAGTTTTTCTCAGGTGCATAGACATCTATTTCTGAGAAAACCGGGTTGATGTTTACTGACATTGGCTCGTTCTTCACAGAAGGATTTAGTCTGCTGAACAGTCAGACAGGAATTGGTCTTGGCGGCATTGTTGAGACCGTCGGAAGTATGTTTGGTCCAATTGCGGCTGGCGCACAGTCTATCGGTAGTGCCATCTCGTCTGGCGTTGTAAGCTTCTTCCCTTCTATCTTCGCCGGACTTGGTACTCTGGTGACGAGCGTTGGCGGTGCTATGGCCGCTATGATGCAAGCGATTGCTGCTGCTCTTTCTTCCATTCCTATTGCTGGTTGGATTGCTGCCGCTGCAGCTGTTGCAGGTGCAGTTACTCTGATTGCTACGATTGCTTCGATTGCAAGTGATGTTTCCAACACACAGGTTGATGAACCTACTCCCGCATTCCAAGCAAAGAAATATGCAAAGGGTACTCGTGGCGTTAAGAAGGACCAGATTGCAAACGTTGATGAAAAGGGCGAAGAGCTGATTGTTCGTAAACCCAATGAAGGTCGCATGACCTATCTTGAAAAAGGTGACGGCGTTATCCCTGCAAAGGAAACCGACAACCTGATGGCGATTGGTGAAGATCCTGAAGGCTGGCTGGCAAAGGGCTTGGCCGAAGTGACCGGTAGTGCCGCTGCCGGTGCTAGTATGAGTGCCCAAGGCCCGAATGCTAAATTGAGTGGTGCCGCAGCAGCCGCTGCCGCTGGTGTTGGCTCAATTTTCGAGAGCGAGTATGATGAGATCCTTGGTGATACAAACGAGTTCATGTCTGGACTCTCTGATATTTTCAAGAAGAGTGATAATCCAATCATTGCTGCCGTTCAAAGTATGATTTATATGGCCACTAAGACTGTATATCGTATGTCTACGGTCGGTAAGATTAACTCTTCTAAGACAGTGACAGAATCCACCAGCAACACAAAGAAGGCGGCCCAGAGCCAAATTTCGTCTATGACGAGCAACTTTGAGTCTAGCTGGAAATCTGTGGCTGGCGAGCTCGGTCTGGACACAAAGGATATTGAAGAAACCAGCAAAAAGATGTCTGAGAAGATGAATGAGCTGGTGAACAACACCTTTGATGCACTGAATGAGAATACCGGCCTGAGCGCTGAACAGGTTGAAGATGTCACCAACACGATGTTTGATTCGCTGCAAAAGATTTATACCAGCGGATGGAACAGCCTTGCTTCTACTTCCGGCGACATGTCTAAGGAGATTGCGGATAAGCTGAATGCATCTTATAAGTCTTCTGTTGACAGCACAAACAAGGCCATGAATGAGATCTCCAAGGCATTCGGTCACAGCTGGAGTAAGGTTGGTGGCGGTGTAAAGACCCTGAGTACCAATGTTCAAAAGACAATGGAGCAAGCATGGGCTGACACCAGCAAAGACACCCAGAAGCTGATGTACGATATGCGTGCGTGCTTTGACAATAGTTGGAGCATGAACGAAGCTGGCGTAACTAATCTGGCAGAAATGACTCAGGGAACGGTGAAAGATGGTTATGCCGAGATTGATTCTTCGAGCTCTAATACATTTGGTGAGAATGGTCAGTTGAAAACGGATGCAGACAATTCGTGGAAGAATGTAGAACCTGGCGCTACGAATTTAGCAAACAATATGCAGTGGGTGATGGATCAGTCTTACAAGTCCATTAAGGACGGATGTACAGCTGCCGTTACATCGATCAAAAACGATTTGGCGACCACAGGTGATGCATTTGAAGCTGTCGCTACAAAGGCGGAGAAGGCAAAGCAAGAGACACAACAGCAACAACAAACTGCTCAACAGCCTGCTAAACAGAAAGGGGCTCTTGAGAATATTGCGGAAGGAGCAGGGCAGTTCATTAGAGGCGTTGGCCAAGGCATAGCCGATGTTGTTACAGCACCGTTTAAGTTCTTTGGATCATTACTTGGTTTTGCAAGTGGCACAAAGGAAATAAAGAAGTCTAATTTTGCTAACGTTGACGAGCAGGGTCCTGAGATGCTGGTTCGTCAGCCGCAATCTGGGCGCTATACCTATCTTGAAACCGGCGACGGTGTTGTCCCCGCTGACATCACTTCTCGTTTGTTCGAGATGGGCGGCAACCCGGATGCGTGGTTCCAGAAGCAAATGGCAAAGTACGGTTCTCAGCCGATTGTCCAGGGCGGCGGTGGAGATGTTACAACTTCGATTGGCGATATTATTATCACGAATCCTGTTGGCAGCTCTGATGCTCTGGCAAATGAAATCAAACAGAAGTTACCGACTAAGGTTGCTCAAATGCAAAGCAAGCGGTAAGTAATAGTTTATACAGCCGATACCACTAGGATAGCCTAGCAGGTCGGCTTTTATTTTTGATTAGGAGGAATAGGATGGCAGATAAATCAGTAACTGATGTGCTGGCCGAAGTGATGACTTCTGCCGCCGAACACGCCGTAAAGAACGCAAAATTTGACGTATCCGCCTATGGAGTGATTACAGAAAAAGAAGGCCAGCACTATAAAATCGCTGTATTCGGTGGCGAGTACGGCATTGTAACAAACCACGACTACATTGTGGGCCAGAAGGTTGTTGTGACTGCATTGCAGGGTAACTTCCGTAACCTGATTGTATCGGAGAGTAATACCAGCGTTGAAATTCTGACAGTGAAATCTCTGGTGACCGGTGTCGATAGCCTGAACGCCGAGTTTGAGTCGATGAAAGACAAATCCCAGCAGACAGAAGACACCGTTCAAGATCAGCTAAAGAATACGATCAATACTTGGTACAGGAATGGTCATCCGCATACATACAACTATCCTGCTTCAGATTGGAAGACAGATGAAGAGAAACAAGCACACGTCAACGACATCTACTATGATAAAAGGACTGGCATTTGCTATCGCTGGGTATATGATCAGGATAAGCAGCAGTATTTCTGGATGGAAATTGTGGATGCCGGTGTTATCAATGCACTGTCGATGGCAACATCCGCACGAGATCTTGCGACAGAAAAAGTTCGTGTTTTTACTGATACACCGACTGCTCCATACGATGTGAATGATCTATGGATTTATGGCGGTGTTGGTGGTGCATTGTATATCTGTATTACTGCGAGAGGTGAAACCGAAAAATGGACATTCAGCGACTGGGCTGTTGCGACAAAGTACACGGATGATACGACCGCAAACACAGCGGTTGAACGTGTTGGCGCTCTTGAGACAAAAGAATCCGACGATGTAGCTAGTCTGTGGCGCTCGATGAATGGCTTCAATGATAATTTTGGTGGTTTTACAAACAAAGACTATACCGCCACAAAGAAACAAGTATATGACAACAAAAGCAACATTGAGAAAAATGCTTCTGATATTACTTCGTTGAGGACAGACCTTGATGACGCAAAAACGGCTGAATCCAATCACTATCAAGATATGACACGCAAGATTTCGGCTGCAAATACAAACATCTCGACCTTGAAAACGAACGTATCAGATATCAATAAAACGATTTCAGAAATCACTGTTGACAATTTTCTGGCCGCACTGAATCTGGCTGTGAATACCAATGGTGAGCTTTGCTATATATCGAAGGATAATTCGGAGGTGATAACTTGAAACCAATTCTATCTAAAATCGGCGCATTTGATGCCACAAAGGATCATACATTTCAGTTTGCCGCATACGCAGACATTGATATCATTGCTCTTATCGTCTTCGATACTCCGACGGGCAGTATTTTGCAGGGTGATACGCTTTCAAAAGGCGTGTATAAGTTTGGTACATTCCCTGCCGGTGGCACTGGTCTGGCACGATATTTTACAATTCCGGCAGGCACGTTTGAGAACCGCAAAGATCCGTATTATATGATCATTCGCTGCCGACTGAAAGGCACGAATCTGTTTTCAGAATACTCGGACAAGCTGCTGTTTTATTGCCATGAGGAACCGACAATCAAACTGAACGACCTGAGTTCTTCCGGCGTGACTACTATTCCCTACCCTTCTTATTCCTTTGAGTTCTCTTACAAGTATAAGGTATCGGAGGGTGAATCTGTAAACCGTTATGAATTCTGGCTTTATGATGCGAATCGCGAACTGCTGAAAAAGTCAGTGAGCTATTATTACCGTGATTCTTTGAAAGGGTTTCAGATCGATGGACTGGATAACCACACCCTGTACTATCTAAGAGCGACGGCAGAATCTGTTGGCGGTTATCAGCTGGACACTGGCTTGCAGGCGTTCCGAACTGACTATCCAGAGTATGTGAATGACGTAGAATTCACCGTGCAGAATAACTATCGTATGGCAAATATCAGTATGCACGCACAGTATTTCCTGACAAGAAGCAGTGGTGCAAATGCCCTGCGAATCAAGCGACGTAAGAAAGGCGCAGCAATCTGGACTTCGCTTTACCAGGAAAAGATCGATCTGAATCATGTCATTATGAAGATGGGCTGGTCAAACCTTCACATCAATAAAACGACTGGTCAGCCGATGGGCAACTATAAGGCAGTGACCTCGGATTATATCGACAAGAATCGAGTTCTTTCTTTTCAGTTCAAATCTGAGGACAAGGCGTTTTGTCTGATTGCATATACTGCTGACCGCAAGTTCATCAAGGCATCAAGTGATTTTACATCGACCGATGAATTCAGAAGTTCCAGCGAATACAAGGAGTGGTTCTCTGAAACCTTCTTGAACAACATGAAATACTATCGTGTTGAGGTATCGGCAACAAAGAATCAGGATTTAGAGCCAAAAGACTTCAATGATTTTTATATGTACAGCGCTGACGATGGTTATGTGATAATTGATTACACCGACCTATACGCCATTGGCCGCAAGACCGACTATGAGTACGCCGTAGCTCCCGTTGCAAATGGCATTGAGCTTGGCTATGCGAAGGCCAGCGTTGTAAGTGACTTTGATGGTGCTGTGATCACTGACGGCAATAAGACCTACCATATTTTCCTTGAGCCGAAAGTCGACAGTGTTGAAAAGGTACGTTCTGCTACAGTTGTCGAGACGATGGGAAGCAAGTACCCGTATCTGTTTGCTGGCAGTGAAGCCAATTATTACAGCGGCCACTTCTCTGGTGTCGGCATTCGTTTTGATAACACAATGAAAGACTTTGATATCAATGGCGGCAATGCATTCCGTGATGAACTGAGCGAGTGGCTGACCAACGGCAGTGCGAAGCTACTGAAGATGTTTGATGGCCGCAGATGGCTAATGGGTGTCAATGGCAATGTGTCTATCTCCTGCTCTGATCATTACGACAAGGGCGTATTGGAGTTCGACTTTGTGGAGCTCGGTGACGCAGAGAGTGAGAGCGACATGTATAACAATGGGCTGAGTGATTATCAGCCGGGAGGCAGCGTATGACATATCTTCCGACTGACGCAGACCTGGCGCTATTGAACAATCATTCGTCTAATATTTACTGCCGCATTGATATGCTGAACAAAGATTTTATTACAATTGATAGTTTGGAAAGTCTTGTGATCGATGGTTCTATTTCTATCGACTCAGAATCTGACGTGCGGCGAACCTTTAATGTGACCCTGTATCTGGGTAAGAAGAGCGGCATTTCAAGCCTGACGGAAGAGGATTGGATCAGTAAAAATGTGCGTGTATTCATTGGTCTGTCAGGAAGAGGAATGTCGAAAATCAGTGCTTCAAAGAGTATTGACGAGATGATCAGGGAAAATGCGGATTATCAGCTCGCTGCGACGAATTATGATGATTTGATTCAGGACATCACAAACAGAGGCTATGCAAAATACGGTAATATCGACAACCTGAATCGAGATGTGCTGGTGTGGACACGAGCCAATATCTCAAAGTATCATACGTTCTTTGACCAGATCAATGACGGCACACCACCGGATGATCCAGCTGAAGCAGAGGAATGGTACACCAAACTTGGTGATTACTCTACGGTTTTGGGAAGTGATGATCCAATTTGTCAAGATGGCCCTTATATCGCATTTACACCAATGCTGCAGACCAAAGACGGACTTGTGCCGCTTGTGAAGGATGATATCTGGGCTTATCTGGATGCTGTGGCAACAAAAGCGAAGTCAATGAGCGGCGGTCTCTCCCCTGCCAATATCCTTGAGGTAGACAAATCAGGCATCGATAGTTTCGTGTATGGTAACAAAATGCATGTCCATGGGATGATTGCTGCTGTTGAAGGCATGGTTCTGAACGGAGTTACGCTTGGCAAGGTGGATGTTTCTGCTATTGCCGGTTAGAGCGAGGACGAACTAAGGGAGACCTACGGAAAAACCAGTGTGTTTGCAGGACATTCCATGCACGACATTCAGGCAGAAGTGATTGACACAAAGACCGCGCTGAATGGGCTGTATAACGACCTGTTCCTTAGCTATTCCAATTCAGCTGACAGTTCTTATGTTGATGGTGTAAAAATCTATTGGTACAACGAAGGGTGCTATACATTTACATCCAATGGCTTTACATATAGCGCAACAGAAAACACTGTGCAGGCAAGCTGTGTTGACTTAGTTTCTCGTATCAACGGAGACTTGGGTGGACAGCTGGTTGGTGACACACATCGCATTGAGAAAGGCACTCGTATCGGTGATGCCATCTGGGCGGTGATGAGAGATGAGACGGAGTTTAAGAAATATTCTATCGACTATTGGAGCCGCACTGTTCCACATGACTTGGATTATGATACTGGCTCGACTGTTTGGGATATTCTCTCAGAATTGCGTGATCTGTATTATCCGTTTGAGATGTATTTTGACGATGATGTGTTTGTATGCAAGGAAATTCCCAGTGGATTTGATGACCCGCCTGTGCTTGACCCAGAAGTATTCGAGAAGCTTGTGACCAACGATGGCGAGTCGGCCACAGTGGATTATGCCGCTGTCCGAAACTGCGTTGAAGTGTTTGGTGCGACGATTGAAGCGGATGGAGCTGCAACTGTAAAAGGATGGTCTGGTACAAATAAGACACTTAACCTTGTATTAGATGCAACCAAAACAACATTGACGAGTGAAACGAAAGTTTCTTTTGTTGCTCCTGCAAATGTTGAAGCTGCCAAAACGGATAAGAACGGTAATGTATTAAGCGGCGCAATGACGGTAGTGCTGACATTTACATGGAAGGAACCTAAAGACAAAGACGGCAATGAACAGGTTCACTCTGAGACAAAAACAAGTACGCTGTATCGTTCTTTGACTGATGCTAATGGTTCGGATATTATTCAAGACCCAGGCTGTATTAAGGCAACGAAGTATTATGTTCTCCAGTGGAATCCGAATACTGGCCGCATTTATTTTTTGGGTCAACAGCAGAGCCACGCTATGGCAAAACTGGTGGACGAAATCCCAGCCACCAAAGAGATCGAAGCTCAAAAAGCAGAAGATAACTGCGACAATATGGCTTTTATTTGTGTGAATGACCCGAACAATATTGATGACCTGTACAATGCACGGTTATCCATTGAAAAGATCGGTCGTAGAACTGAGATTCTATCGGGTGGAGACTACGAGAATTACACCACGGATGACGCAGCCATGGAAGTTTGCCAATACGAACTATGGAAGCGTGCCCGCCTGACTGACGGCCTGAGTGTGACTACGCGACTAGTTCCGTGGCTCGACGTGAATGAAAAGATCCAGTATGCTGCCAAATATCTGGGCGGTAAGACCCCCGTGGATTGGATTATCAAGAGCATCTCTATGAATCTGGGTGAAGGCACTATGTCGCTTTCTATGAGCCGCTATTATCCCTATTACACTTATATCGTAAACAACAAATATACGTTCTATCAGGACAATTTGTTTGATAAATATTTTCCCGAATTAACTGCCACTACGGCAGATGAACAATAAGAGAGGAGTGAGCAAATGGCACTATCTTTTGGAGAATCTAAGCGGTTGGCTGCGAAAAAAGCCGCAAGCCCCGCAAATGTTTCTGTTGATGATATAGATGTCGCAACTCTGGAATTAAATGACGAAGACCAAATTGCCGTGTATGATGATAACGGAGAAGAAACATTTGAGCGTAGTGGCAATTACACCTGGTTTGCTGATTACTCTGATGACCAGTGGTCTTACATCGACAAAAACAAAGATATTCAGCTGGATGCAAATCAGATCAATATCACACAGGAATCCAACTCGCAGGTTATTCCGTTTGAAATGCCGCGTTACTACGACGGTATTGACCTGCTTCAGATGACGATTCAGATCCACTACCTGAACGCAGACAGAGAAGAGAATTACGCTTCCCCTATCAACGTGAGCTACAGCAATACCAAGATCCGCTTCTACTGGCTGGTAGCAAATGATGCTACTGCAAAAGATGGCGAGCTGCAGTTTGAGATCATGGCATCCGGTGCTGTGAATGTCCCGAATACAAGCACCACCAAGAGCTATCTGTGGCGCACCCGCCCGAATGGCCGATTGAATGTGTTGAAATCGCTGACCGGCAAGCAGATGGTCAATCCGAGTGGCAATGACTGGTATACCCAGTTCCTGGCAACAATGAGTCAGAAGGTTGGCGAAGCACAGGTTGCCGCATCCGCTGCTGAGAAGAGCGCACAGGACGCAAAGAATGCAGTTGCAAGTGTGGATGAAAAGCTGGCGCAGTTCTATAAGAAGGACGAGGTTGATGGCTTTGTTACGATGCTGCGTGGTGAGATTGCTGCCGTTGATGGTCTGGCAAATTTCAATGTGCAGTATGACAACGATACTCGCACCCTGACGTTCCTGAATGGTGCTGAAGAGATCACAAAGATCAAGTTAAACACTGACCCTTCTGCTGAGTGGGTAAGCATGTATAACGGCATTGTGGACAATAAGATCAGCACTGCTGTGACCCCTGTCCAGACTGAGCTGACTGAATACAAGACCGCAAATGATGCCGCTGTACAGGAGCTGAAGAATAGTGTTGGTGACCTGCCTGAGACCCTGAAGTCCTCCTATTATAATAAGGAAGCCACCGACGCACTGCTCGATAAGAAAGCAGACAAGACGACCGTTGACGTGCTATCCAGTGATGTGAGCGGCCTGAAGAATACAGTTGGCGGCATTCAGACCTCTGTTGACCTGGCCAATGCGGATATCGCTAAGATTCAGGAAACCTTGAAAGACTTTAAGCCAGATGAGAATTCTGGTCGCGAGTATGATATCACTTACGAAGATTCCAAGCTGAACCTGTTGGAGAACGGCACGGTCAAGACCACTGTTATTATTGAAGGTGGCGGCGGTGGCGGTGGTAGTACCTCTACAATCACCATTGAGCGTATTGGCGAGTCTTCTATCGCTGTTGTTAAGGGCGACACCGCAACTGTCGAGTTCAACTTTACCTCTGTGGATAACTCTGGCGAAGACACGGGCGATGCTACCGGCGTATGGTATGTTGGCAACACAAAAGTTGCAACTTCGACTGTTTATCAGGGCAAGAACAGCTTCGACATCACTCAGTATCTGCACAATGGTGACAACAAGATCAAATTGCAGGTTACTGACTCTGTTGGCAGTATGGGTTCAAAGACTTGGAATATCAATATTGTCGAGTTTTATCTGGAGAGTATCTTCGATGATTCTCTGGTTTATAGTGGTGAAGTCACTTTCCGCTTTACTCCATACGGAAATATCAATAAGGACGTTTCCTTTACTCTGGATGGCAAAAAGCTTGGTAGTGTTACAACTGCGGTTACCGGCAGACAGATGACTTATGCGATCCCGGCACAGAGACACGGCGCTCACCTGCTGGAAGTGACCATGACAGCAAATATCAATGGCAAAGCTGTGACTAGCAACACCATTTATAAAGATATCATGTGGGCAGAGGAAGGCAATAGCACACCGATCATCAGCTGTGCCACAAAGGAGTTCACTGCAAAACAGTACAGTACCACTGGCATTGTTTACACTGTCTATAACCCGGCCTCTTCTACTGCAAGCATTACGCTTGAAGTTGACGGCATTAAGACTTCTACACTGACTGTTGGTCGTACTGCTCAGACTTGGAGCTTTAAATCTTCTGATATTGGCACCCACACTCTGACCATTACTTGCGGCGCTACCATCAAGAGCATCACCGCAAAGATTGAAGACCTGGGTATTACCATTGAGCCCGTTAAGACCGGCCTGATGCTGGACTTTAACCCAACTGGCCGCAGCAACGCAGATGTGAACCGCCTGTGGAGTTCTGGCAGCAATAAGATGACTGTCAGCGACAACTTTGACTGGGTGAACGGCGGCTACCAGATCGATGAAGATGGCGACACCTACTTCTGTGTAAAGGCTGGTACGACTGCCACCATCAGCTATAAGCTTTTCGCAGACGATGCAAAGAAGAGCGGCAAGAATTTTAAGCTGGTGTTTAAAACCACGAATGTTCGCAACTATGATGCTACTGCTGTGACCTGTTTGAATGGCGGTGTTGGTCTGAACATTCAGGCTCAAAAAGTTACGCTGACCAGCCACCAGAACAGTATTGATTTGCCCATTTGTGAGGACGATTTCCTTGAGTTCGAGTTTAATATTCTGCCGGACAAGCAGTTCCGCGAGATGGTTCTGTGGTGTGACGGTATCCCCTGCCGTGTTGAATTGTATGATACCAGCGACAGCTTTACTCAGGCTGCTCCCGTTGGCATTACCATTGGCTCTGACGATTGTGACGTTATCGTGTACCGCATGAAGAGCTACGGTATGAACCTGACGGATGATGAGATTCTGGACAACTTTATTGCCGATGCGAAGAACGCCGAAGAGATGGTCTCTCGCTATATGCGCAACGACATTACGGATGCGAGCGGCGAACTGACCCCTGACTTGCTGGCAGAGAAATGCCCCGATCTGCGTATCATCAAGATTTCAGCACCTACTTTTACTACCGGCAAGAAGAACGAGGTCGCCAACACTACGATCCAACAGATCTATAAGAATGGTCGTGCTAAGGAAGATAACTGGACAGCTACCGGCTCCCACAAGGGTCAAGGCACCAGCTCCGACCACTATGGCGCATCTGCTCGAAATATTGACATCAACTGCAAAGGCGGCTTTACATTTGGTGACGACACTACCGGTGACACCTATGCACTGACCGAAAATAGCGTTCCTGAGAAGTATTTTAACATCAAAGTCAATGTTGCTTCTTCTGAGAATGCAAACAACTCCCTGCTGGCGGATGATTTTAATGAGTTCAACCCCTATGTGCGTCAGGCTAAGAAAGATAATCCAAAAGTGCGTGATACTATGGCGTTCTATCCCTGTGTCGTGTTTATTCAGGAGACCGATACCACCAATGCGACCGTATTTAACGATGGTCAGTGGCACTTCTATGCCTGCGGCGACATTGGCAACTCCAAAAAGAACAAAGATACGATGGGTATGGACCCTGAGAACCACAAGGAATTTATCGTTGAGATCGACAACAACGCCGATGAGCAGACCCGCTTCCTGAGCGGCGATTTCTCACAGGAAACTTGGGATGGCGACCACTCCTTTGAGTTCCGTTACAGCAACCCTGCCTGCACTGAGGAAGAAATTGAGGCTGGTAAACAGGCGTGGATCACAGCTCAGAACTGGGTGGTGAATGCGGATGATGAGGAATTCAAGGCACATTTCAAGGATCACTTCGATCTGGATTCTGCTATTTTCCATTATCTGTTTACTGAGCGTCACACCATGGTTGATAACCGTGCAAAGAACGTGTTCCCGCACACCAGCGATCTGGTTCACTGGGACTTCTGCTTTGACTACGATAACGATACCGCCATGGGCAATGATAACGAGGGTGGTCTGACTCTGACTTATGGCTACGAGGACACTGATACCATCGGCACAAAGAATGTGTTTAACGCTGCTGACTCTAAACTGTGGTGCAAGCTGCGTGACCTGTTCCCCGATGAGATGGCAGCGATGTTCCGCAACCGTGAGAATGCGCTGGCATGGAGTGCGACTCGTATTTTGAAAAAGTTCGAGGAATATCAGGATGTGAAGCCCGAAAAGCTTTGGATCATGGATATGCGGCGCAAATATTTCCGCACCTACGAAGATCCTACCATCAATACCACCAGCTATCTGCCTATGATGCATGGCAACAAGCGGCATCAGCGTCGGCAGTTCCAGCGTTATCAGGAAAAGTACATGGCATCTAAGTATTCCGGTTCTGCCGCAACCAGTGATGATATGACCATTCGTGGTTATACTCCTACCAACTGGACTGGCGTGAAACCGGACGGCACCTTCCATATCACACCTTACGCTGATACCTATGTCTCTGTTCTGTACGGCTCCAACCCTGTGAAGGTGCGTGGCAAGCGCGGACAGACCTACACAATCGAATGCCCCATTACCGCAATGAACGATACTGAAGTTTATATCTACAACGCTTCTATCATTCAGAGCATTGGTGATATCTCTGGCTTCTATCCCGGCTATGTTGACTTCAGCCACGGTGTTAAGCTGACTGAGCTAAAAGTTGGTTCCGGTGTGAGCGGCTATAAGAATACGAACATGACCGATTTCGCTGTTGGTAATAACACTCTGCTAGAACATTTGAACCTGCAGAACGTGCCGAACCTGAAGAAGTCTATTGGTCTGACCGGATGCACCAGCCTGACCGAGTTCTATGCTGACGGTTCTGGTATTACCGGTGTCTCCTTTGCAAGCGGAGGCAAGATTAAAATCGCTCATCTGCCTGCAATCGCCAGCTTGACCGCAAAGAACCTGAACTATCTGACTGACCTGACGGTTGAGGATTACACCAATATCACTACGCTGACCGTTGAGAAGTGTGCAACCATCGATCTGAAAGATATGCTGGACAAGTGCACTAACCTGAACCGTGTGCGTATTACCGGTATTGATTGGGAACTGGCTGATACTTCCCTGCTGAATCGCCTATATGCAATGAGCGGTCTGGATGAAAATGGCTACAACACTGACAATTCCGTTGTGGAAGGCAAAGTGCATGTGCCCATCATCCGTGAGCGTGAGAAGCTGCTGTACACTGAGCGCTGGCCTGACTTGGAGATCACTTACAACACCATGATCAATCAGTACGCTTGGAAGTTCGTGAATAAGGATGGCACTGTTCTGGATATTCAGTATATTGACAAGGGCGAGCGTGCAGTTGACCCTGTGACCCGCTCTGACAATCCGATCCCGACACCTACCTTCCCGAGTACCATCAGTACGGTATTTACATTCAGTGGCTGGGACACCGAGTTCACTCCTGTCTTTGAGAATCAGACTGTTACTGCTGTGTACGATGAATCTGTGCGTCAGTATCGTGTGCGCTATATGAATCGTGGCGCTGTTCTACAGCAGACAACTGCTCCGTATGGCTCCATGGTTTTGTATGATGGCGACACTCCAACCTATACCAGCGAAGAGACTGCTTATAAATATTATCTGTTCAGTGGCTGGGACAAGGGCGGCTATGTCAATGGAGACAAGGATATCAATGCTGTTTACGATATATGCGAATACGTCAGCGGCTATTTCAGAGACAAGCAGTTGAGTGACCTACGCCCTGTTGAGATCTATGCCATGACCAAGGTGAATCTGGAGCAGAGTGTTGTTTCTGACAAAGACGCTATCACTATCAAGATGGGCAATGACTTCACCTTTAGTGACGTAGAAGAGAAAGTTCTGTTCAACGAACCAAAGATCTTTACTGGCAAGAATTATGTCGATACCGGCGTATCTCTGTTGTCTGAGGATCGCAGCTGGGTTATGGCACTGGACTATCGAATCGACGAAGATTCTGCCGCAAACTCTGTGATTGCTCAGTGCTTCCAGACCAACGGCATGAATGGTTTCCGCTTCTGGGTCAACAATGGCTCTAAGGTTGCATGGGGCACTGAGTCTACAAACGGCGCTCATCTGGGTTCTCGTGATATGATCGTTCTGCGCCATACTAAGGGTGAAAATGGAATCCATGTTTATGCGGCAAATACCACTGCTGCCGAGATTGGCTATATTCAGCTGAACCGTACTCGCACTACACAGACAAATGCCACTTTGGTGTTTGGTTGTGCTAAGGCAGACGACGGAGCTTACGAGCGTTACGCAAAGGGTACGATCTACTGGGGCAAGCTCTGGTATACCGACCTGGGTGATGCTGCCTGCCGGAAGTTGGCCGCATGGACACATGAGGACTTCACCTTCGAGGCTTGTGGCTTTAAACGGTATTACCTGAGTGACAATTCCAACAAGCGTTGTTCTATCACCTTTATTCAAGCTGGACTGCTTGGTCAAAAGATGGCTCTGAATACTGGCTCCACCAACACTGGCGGCTGGGCAGATGCGAATATCCGTACATTCCTTGACGGTCGTATTCTGGAAGCTCTCCCGATTGGCTGGCAACAGATCATCAAGCAGGTCAAGGTAGGTAGCACCATTGGTGGAAAGAGTAGTGAAGTTGTGACTGCGGACAGTTATTTCTATCTGCCCTCTGTGGCTGAACTGTTCCCGTCTAAGAATGTTGAGCCTTATATTTACGAAGGTACGGCAATCAGCTTTATGACCGATAACACCAGCCGCATCTGCAATGATGGAAATGGCAATCCTGCCGCATATTGGACACGAAGCCCGAATGCTGATCAGACTTCTTATTTCTGTTCTGTGACTGTGACTGGTGAATATTACGGATTTACCCCTGCAAATAACGAACAGGGTATCCGTCTGATGTTCAGCGTTTAAGGAGGTGTTGAGAGTGTATTATAAGGTATTGAAAAATGGCCGGGCGATCGATGCTCTTGACCACCTGCGCTTTGTAAAGTATCAGCCAAAGCACGACATTATGGTGAACTGCGTGGAGGATGATGCACAGGGAATTATCAGCAGTGATGGTAATCATATCTGGCATGTAGACGGGTATTACCTCATCCCCTGTCCCGAGTACGACACCGTGGAACTGCAGGAAATTGACCTGTATGAATATGAGCAGCTGAAAGCCTTGGGTGGTAAAACGCCTGAGGCTATTATTGATGCTTACACTTTGAGTTTGATTCAAGGAGGGCTGCTATGAGTGACGAGAGGAAGTATAGCGAGTTCGTTGAGAGTATGCATCGGCTGTACAATGGCGGAATGATTCAGGACAAGCTCCTGGACAATCTGTTTGCCGAACACAAAATCTCAAAGGACGAGTATCTGTATATCATCAGGAAGGAGGTGTGATATGTATACCTTTTTGATCAATGAGGATAATACACTGACCGTAAGCAAGCGGGAACGCATTATGGAGCGCAGTAAGCAGGTGGATACTCTCCATTTTCTGGCTGACACTACATACAAGGATGTTGACATGAGTGAATTCACCGTGATGCTTGAGTACGTTCTGCCTATCAGCAAGCGCTACAAGACAGAGATTCTGGAGAAATCAGAAGAGCTTTATAAGAACAAGCTGGAGTATAAGCTGCCTATCGACACCAACCTGACCAATGAACCGGGCGATATCCAGATCCAGCTGACATTTGTTGATGTGACAATGGACCCAGATGGCACGACTGTTCAGCATGTGCGCAAGGTTGGCCCCGGCGTGATCACTGTTGTTCCCATCCAGAATTGGAGCGACATTGTTCCTGATGAAGCTCTGGGCGCACTTGACCAGCGTATTATCGCTCTGAATGCACAGATCAAGGCACTGAGTGATCGTAACAACGCTATTCTGGATGGTAAGGCTGATGACCTGAGCTACAATGACGACCATACCCTGCAGCTGCTGGCCAACGGTAAGCCCATCGGTAGTGCAGTCAAGATTACTCAGGAGAGCGTCGAAACTGAAGACGGTAGTTTGCGGGTGGTTCCGTTCTAAGCCATCCGCTTCTTTTATAAGGAGGCAAAGATGGCACAGGCTAAATATTCAAAGCTTGGATATGGTAACGCCGAAGATGTAGAAGCTGCGATTGCGCTGGGAATGTTGGACGGCAGGGATATGATCATCACAAAGGATTCCTCGGAGTTCATGTATGTGCGTGATGACCTATCCGTTCAAAAGATTCGCCCCCGCAATCGTTGTTTCGCCAGCGTTACTGAAGCAAACGAGCAATTAAATGAGACGGAAGACACTTATGCAGGTCAAACCGTTATGGTGAAAGACGAAAATGGCAAATACGCTCCGTGGATCGTTCAACAAAGCGAAGCCACGGGGCTTTTTTCTATTGAACCTTTTTACGTTGAGCCGACAAATTTTGTTTGGCAAGAGTTTTAAGAAAGTGAGGCAAAGATGGCTAATGTAAATTTTGGCTACGGTACAAAAGCGAATTATGATAAGCTGACTACCAAAGATGCCAACACATTGTATTTTATTACAGACACACGCCAGATTTTCAAGGGTACTGATGAGTACACCAAGAGTTGTAAGCTGGTGAGCGCTCTGCCTGCAAGCGGACAGATTCAGGGCCTGCTGTATATCCGTATGACTGACTATACCTTCCACATTTGGAATGGTACTGAGTTCGTACAGTTGAATCGCCCCGTTGTGACTGAGATTCCCAATGCGGATGCAAGCGACGACAATCTGCCCACCACCAAGGCTGTGGCAGACTATGTGAATGCAAAAATCGCCGCAACCGAGGGCAAGGAAGGTCTGTTTGTTACGGATGTCACCTACTCCCCTGCTACCGGCACTCTGAGTGTGGCAAAGAACGGTGCTCCTGTTCCCACCGTGATGAGCGGCCTGACCCATGATCCCACCTATGATGCAGAGACCCGTACCATCAAGCTGCCTGTGTTTGGCGGCGATGAGCTAGTGATCAATCTGGGCAAGGATCTGGTTGTGAAGACCGGTACTTACAACACAGCGACCCACGAGATCGAGCTGACTATCACAACTGGCGAGGTCGTGAAGATCCCTGTTGGCGCTCTGATCGATATCTATGTTGGTGTGGTCACTCCTACTGCTGAGGTCACTGTTTCTAATGACAATAAGATCTCTGTCAATGTTCGTGTGTCTACCAAAGGCAATAACAGTATTACCGTTGAGGAAGATGGCCTGTATGTTGCGGTGCCGGACGCTTACACCAAGGCTGAGGCAGACGCGAAGGTTAAGGTCGTTAATGACAAGTTGGACGAGCATATCAAGGATGCTGTAAAGCACATCACTGCTGACGAGCGCGCTGCTTGGAATGCAAAGCCCACTCAGGATGAGCTGGCTGCTGCGAAGGCTGAGGCAATTTCTACCGCCGCTGATGATGCAACCACTAAGGCCGACAACGCTCTGGCTAGTGCAAAGACTTATGCAGATGGTCTGAATACCACTATGGATGGCCGTGTGCAGGTGCTGGAAGGCGCTATTACATGGAAATCCCTTGATGGCTAATTGATTTGTTTCACCACATGGCAATGACGCTGTGTGGTGAATCTTATTAAGCAAAGGAGTTGAGTATGGCAAATTTATCATTACGCGAGGTCGCACAGTCTCAGCTGGATCAAGCTCCTGTGATTGACGGCCAACTGATCGTATGTACTGATACTGGAAGCACTTATCGAGATATCGGCACAAGACGAATTCAAATCAGCAAAGACTTGGAGATCGTAAGCTCGCTTCCGCTGGCTCCTTTGTCTAATAAGATTTACTACCTGCGTCCAGACAGCTTGTATGTTTATAGTGGCGATGACTGGATTCTTTTGAACCCATCAAAATTCACACTGGAAGCCGACAAAAACGCAGTCAATGGCGAAGTTAACATTAATTTAATCCTGAATGGTACGGCACAGGATAAAATCAAAATCGCTGGCGGTGGTGTGACCACAGTGACAACTGGTGAGACGGGCGATATCACAATTGATACCCCGCACCCGGATGAACTGCTGGCTGCACTGACGAATGATGAGATCGATGCCATCACTGGCGGCATGGTCGATGATAGCGGCAATCCCCTGCCTACGCCGCAGGTTGTGGTTGATGCGACACTGACTGTATCTGGACGTGCTGCTGATGCAAAGGTAACTGGTACAAGAATCTCTGAGGCGTTGAGTATCGCAAAATCGGCTGATGCTGGGCTGACCAATGTCCGTACCGAGCTGGACAGGTTGAAGCTGGATTCTGTTGCAGTGGACAAGACCCTGACAAAAGAGAATTTCGCCGCTGATGCTAAAGCTGTTGGTGATGCTCTAGCGGGGAAAGCAAATACAGAACACAACCACGATGACCGCTATTATACAGAAGACGAAATCAATGTAAAGCTCTCAAAGAAAAGCGACGATAGTCATACCCATGACGAGCGATATTATCAACAGAACGAGATCGACGAGAAGTTGAAGGTAAAAGCAAATACGATCAATATCCACACACTGATTATTCCGACTACAAGTTAGCTTACTGACGACACAGTAGATCGATATTCAAAGTATATTGATCTCGACATCGATGGGATCACCTCAAAGGATGTTATTTCTATTAGCGTGACACCGGCAAGTGCAAAAGTGGCCTCTTACGCCCAGTTTGCAAACCCTGAGACCTTTGATGGATATGTACGTCTGAGAGCTGTATCAGTTCCAACGACTGCGATTACAGCTCAGTATTATATTGTGCAGGGCGGTGGACAAACAGATAGCGGTAGCGGTACTGTTGTTGAAGGATATACCAAGGCACAAGTGGATAATAAACTAAGTGAAAAAGTGTCATACAAAGATGTTTTATCACTTGAAGAGATCTCAACAAATGAAAATACTGCTAAAAAAGTCGCTTCTGCAGAAGCATTAAAAAACAAAATCGGATGTGTAAGCCTTCCTATAAGTGGAGTAAAATTAAAAAATAAAACTGGAGAATGTAATTGGACAGTTCTTGATATTTCATTACCAGATGGGGCAATCGCGATAGGTCACGCAATGACAGGCGCTTGGCAGGAAGGTACTAGCTACGAATTGTTAGATAGAAATAAATTAACCATTTCGAGCTCCTTGGTAACCGAACTACCAACAAATCGTGGAGATATGCTGATATACTATTACATTCCATAAACAAAATAGGAGGATTACGAAATATGGCAATCGGGACTTAAATATCGTAGGGGTAGAAGCCTACCCTATTGGTTCGATTTATATGAGTTTTAATTCTACTGAACCGAGTAAAATATTCGTTTTATAAGGAGGATTATATGGCGCTAGGAGAAATGAATAGCGGAAACAAAACGCTCCCTGAATGGAGTGAAGTGCAGAATAAACCATCTGAATTTAATCCATCAGAACATTTTCATAATTTTATTGTTGACGATGGAGATAATCGGGATTCAAATACAGCACCGTCTGATTATTACGGGGACGAAAATAACGATGATTGTCATGGTAAAATGATTTTTCGTGGAATAAAAAGAACTTCAGCTGTCAATCTGTCTGCTGGTGGAAACGGATATTGTTTTTTACTTGGCCTGTGTGGTTGGAAAGACTATACGGGAGGATATTCTTACGAAATAGCTTTTTGTAATAGAAACATTTATTACCGTTCTGGTGCGAATGATAGTTGGGGCGATTGGGCACAGATTGCTACAGCTTAAAGGAGGTACGAATTATGGCTTTAGGAAATATGAATATTGGTGTTGATAGTGAGTTCATTCCGTCCAACCTAAATACGGTTCTTACCCCCCCCCCACAGATTCTGACGAAGTTGTGATGAATACGAGTGCCGCCGGGTATCACCGTAAATCATTGAGCGCATTGTGGAGCTGGATCAAGAGTAAGATAGCAAGCGAAGTGATTCCAGACGTGGTGACGATTCAAACTTCTGCGATTACAATCACAACGGATTGGCAAGATACTGGTATCCATTCAACTGATCTGCCATCTGGAACTTATATTATGCAGTTTCGTGCTGACACGACCCCGTATTGCAATATTTGGGGAGACATATTTTGTGGAGTTGTCCAGTGGTATGCTGAAGAGACAAACAGCGGTAATGCAGACGATATTGGTTTACATTGTTCTGGTCATTCTACAAACGGACAACATTTTTATCTTAGGACAATTCGTTCTGGCCGTTCCGAAGGTGTTGGCTTAAGACTTCAAATCAAGGGCTCTATGGCTGCAGATACCGCTTCCACATTTACATTTAAATTCCGCAAACTGATATAAACAACGCATTACAAATAAGACGTTTTATAAGGAGGCGATCACATATCGATGAATAATGAAAAGAAAAGTTGGCTAGACAGAGCGGGTGCGGTTCACCTCTGGAAAACGATCGAGGCTATACTTGGTACAAAGGTAGATAAAATCGAAGGATTCGGCCTGTCTAGCAACGACTATACAACAGAAGAAAAAAATAAACTTGCTAGTTTAAGCGACCCTAATGTAGCTACTACTGAAAATAATGGTTTGATGAGCTCGGCTGATAAAGCAAAGCTGGATGGTATTGAAGCTGGAGCTAATAATTATACTCACCCGGTATACGAAGCAAAGCAGGCTGGACTATATCGTATCAGTGTTGATAATACAGGTCATGTGGCAACAGCAGATAAAATGACGAGTGAAGAGTTGGCCGCAGAGGGTGTCTCCCCTGCCGATCATACGCATGACTTGGGCGAATTAGCAGATACACTGGAGACAAGCGCTGACGCTGTTGAAGATGCTAACACTGTTATGGTTGGTGCTATAGTTACAAGTGACGATGGCAGTGCGACTACGAAGTATACCCGTAGACCACTAGCTGCTTTATGGAACTGGATCAAAGCGAAGGCAGATACGTTATATGCTGCTGTTGGACATACACATAATTATGCTGGATCTACTGAGCCGGGTGGCGATGCGCTGAATGCAATGAAGTTGAGAGGTTACGATGTCAGTTCGAGAAGTACAGGCTATTAGAATGTAATTCCTGCAGTTGGTGATGATGGTGTTATAGAAGTCGGTAAATATGTTGATTTTCATGCAGAAGATATTAGTGCCAATTATAAAGATTACAATGTTCGTATGATTGCTTATGATGATGGCACGTTGGATGTCGTCAAAGCAGTTGGACAACCTGCTACAATTACAGCAAATCTAAATGGCACTGCAAATTTTGCAACTGAAACGCAAATTGACAAAGAGCAAACAGTCGATCTATCAAGTTTAGATACGAACACTTGGTACCCTGTTGTTACAAACTGCGGATGGCCTGGCCTACATCATATCAAATGTAACGTCCAGTTAAATTCAGGAACAAAGCCATCATGGTCAACGCATAGTGCTGGTTTTACCGCTGTCGTGGAACTACTCACATTAAGCCCAGGTTGGGGCACAACAGGAGGACATTGTATATGTCTTTGTAATGATCAGCGGTTCATTTCAGATTCATCAAAGCCGCCTGTTGGGTACACAATGATGTGGAATGGTTCTATGTGTGTATTCTGGCTTCGTGGCGGTGGTATATATCATCTATATGCTGATTATAAAACCACATAGAGTTTACAAACATCATCTTATACAAACAACGAAGAAACAGTATCCCCCACAACGTCTTATCCGGGTATATCTATAAATCGGTCTACTATTACAGCAGATATAAACGGGGGAGTTACGGATTACAACGACAGTGGCAGAACAATTCGAATCGGTTACGCAAGCGCTGGTCTTACAACTTCCAATTTGACACACATTGCCGGTTATACGGACAATGGCACGAAGATTAAAGATGTTTCCAAGGATGTGTTGAAAAGCTGGCTTGGAGTTAACACAATCATCTCTCAAACCAGTGACCCGGGTGCCGGAAGTAGTCTTGCGACTGGCACAGTGCTTTTGGTATATGCGTAAGGAGGATTGATTATGGCGATTTATACAGGAGTTGGCGGAAGCGCCAAATCAGTTTCAAAAATTTATACTGGAATAGATGGCGTAGCAAGACCTGTGCACAAGGGTTATATCGGCGTGGATGGCGTGGCTAAGAAGTTCTATGACGGCGGCAACCCCATCAGCTCCTTTGCATTGGGGACAGAATTTGGCATTAAAGACCCGAGCGGCAATACCTACTGGTATAAGCTGGTGCACAAGGGTGTTCCAGGCGGCGGGTTGTACGACAGCACGGCCAACGGCGCATGGCTCTGGAGGTCGAGCATTGCAGGCTCGACAGCGATCGATAGCAGTAACTACATCTACGGTTACGAAGGGTGGGCACTGGACAACTGGTGTGTCAACTACCCGGGCGGAAATATCACACCAAATGTAGCAAACCGCCTGATGACTGTGCATCTGCCCTACGTGAAACAGGCGGATTACAACTCGGCCAATGTTTCCTCCGGCTCGAACGGCCTTTCGAGAAAGTGCTTTCTGCTTTCTGCGGTCGAGATGGGTGTTTACACCTGGCAGGGTGTGGATGGCCTGATGGCGCAGGAGGGTGCAAAGCTGGACTACTTCGACTACACAACTGCTGCCACCGACAAGCGAAAAGCAGACACTGAATACTGGACACGCTCCAAGCGAACTCACAACGGCAACTATATGTACACGTTTTATGCGGATGGAAGTTTTTCCAGTGTAGGCCGCCACAGAGAGGACTCATACGGTCTGCGCCCCTGCATCGTGCTGCCACTGAATACGCTGGTGACAACGGTTACTGGGTTCTTATGGCTCGAATATAACTATATTAACTGAGTACCCGGAAAGGAGAGTTCAAAATGGAAGAAATAACAATCCAACCTGGGTATACGATACCGACCGAGACCGACGGCACCCCGGCAGATTACAGCAAGATCGAGACTGCGGTGAATGCACACAACCAAAGTGCACAGCCCGGGGAAGCTTACTGGGGCATTCGCTTATGCGGGACGGAGTATAAAGTGTATGAATACGGGGAAGTGCCACAGCCACCCACACAAGAAGAACTTTTAGAACAACTCAAACTCTACAAAGAAACAAAAATCAAAGAAAGCAAGATATATCTATCTGAATATCTCGCTTCTCATCCAATTCAATAGACAGATGGCAAGTATTACAGTGTCACCAGCGAGAAGCAAGCTCTTCTTACAAGCAATCTTGCCCTATATCAGATCTCTACAGCCGCCGGGCAGCCTTTTAAACTGACATGGAATTCTACCGGAGATGAATGTGTGGAGTGGACTTATGACGATCTGGCCGCTTTAGCACTGGCGATTGGTGTGTATGTGAAGCCCTTTGTCTCTCATCAGCAGGAATTGGAGGTTGACATTAAGGCATGTACGACAAGTGAAGAGGTAGATGCTATCGCTATCGTATATGGTAGTGATGATAATTCTACTGAGAATCCTGAAAGTCCTGATAAACCTGGGGGCACAGATGAAACGATCGATACAGAGGTAAAGGAGGATATTGATGAGCAACAAATTTCGTGAACTAATCAAATGCAGCATCCTCTTTTTGATTGGAGGATGCCTTTATTATTGCATCGAAATTCTGTGGCGCGGACATTCTCATTGGACGATGGCTGTTGTCGGTGGTATCTGTTTTCTTGTAATCGGTGGATTGAACAACTATATTCCCTGGGAAATGCCGCTCTGGAAACAGGCTGGTATTGGAGCGCTCTTTGTGACTGCTACGGAGCTTGTGGTGGGTGTCCCGCTGAATTTGATGCTTGGCCTACATATCTGGGACTACTCTTCCCTGCCGTTCAATCTGTTGGGGCAAATCTGTCTGCCGTTCACAGTGCTATGGTTCTTCCTTGCACTGCTTTGCATTTTTGTTGATGACTGGCTGCGTTATGTTCTATTCCATGAAGAGCGCCCGCATTATCACTGGCGTACTGTATGTGATGGCGGAAAACGCACATAAAGAGAAAGAGCCCCTGTGACGATGGCTACATCACAGAGACTCTAACTCATGCAACAACTCATAGAAATGAGGTTGTACTAGCCCGATGGAGGGTTTGTACTGCTCTCACTATATCACGTTGATAGTATTTTGTCAATTGAAAGGAGGAATTATGGCGCAGGAAATCTTAAAGCCGATGTTGTTAGACGAAACAGGTAAAGAAATCGTGACAGCACTGAATAGTGTTGCCGAGCGGTTAGCTACCTTGCAGGATGTTGTGATTCAGTTGACTGCAATTTAGACAGAACTTCAAAAACAGAATCAAGATCAGGCCACCTCGAAATGAGTTGGCCTCAAAAAGAAGGAGGTGGTAATTAAAATGGATGAGTTAACAAATTTTGTTTTGAATCATCTGGGCTCTGTAATGGCTGGCAGTGGTGGTGTCGCAGCTATTGTTATGGCAATGATTGAAATATCTCCAATTAAAATCAATCCGTGGTCATAGATTGCAAAGACAGTTGGCAATGCTATGAATGCAGGCGTGATGGATGAGATCAAAGAAATAAAGATTGCTCAGGAAGAGACACGAAAAAAGCTTGATGACCACATTCACAAAAGTGATGAACAAAAAGCTGATAATTATAAGAGTCGTGTTCTTCGGTTCAATAATGAGCTCGTTCGTGGGCTTGGTCATACAGAAGAGGATTATAATGAGATACTTGATATTATCTGGAAGTATGAAAACTATTGTAAGGACCACGAAGAATATAAAAACAATAGAATGCCACACGCTATCAAAAACGTTGAACGAATGTATGACGAAATGATGAAAACGAATGGTTTTCTTAAACCTGAAGAATGATACATAAACCCGGTGCTATGTGCATCGGGCTTTTTATTTTCAATGGATTTTATTAGGAGGAAAATATTATGATGGATATTATCAATGAGCTGGTTTCTGTTATCGTCCGCCTGGTTATTGCTGGCGCTGGTACTGCCTTTATGGCCTATGGTATCCCCTATCTGAAGAAAATCGGTGTGTACAAGCTGGTACAGATTGCTGTTCGTGCTGCAGAGAAGCTGGGCGCAACCGGCGCTATCGAAAAAGCCGACAAGAAGAAATACGTTATGGAAGCTCTGGAGCATCTGGGTGTGAAGATCACTCCGACTATTGAGACCATGATTGAGGCTGCCGTCAAAGAGATGGACATCCAGAACGATAAAATCAAGGACGAGCTCAAAAAGAATTGA